CTCGACATATGGCTGAAACGTTGGGATCCCGAAAGCTTCCTCGGAAGCGATCCCGACAAAGTCCACGTTGAGAGAAATGGCTGCATTCCCGAATGCCTCTCCGGACAGTATACCCTGAAGGGCCAGGGTCAGTTCAAGAATCGGATTTCCGAATGCCTCTCCGCTCGGGATCCCGACAAACCCCAGGCTCAGGGCGAAAGACGGTGTTCCGAAGGCCTCCGCGCTGGCTACGCCTCCCAGGTCGCTGATGTCGATCGGGGGAAGCGCTGGGGCGACCGTCGGGGTGCCGAACGCCTCTGCACTGGGGATCCCCGCGTGCTGCACGTCCAGGCTGACAGAAGGAGTGCCGAAGGCCTCCGCGCTGGCGATCCCGCTGGGGCTGACGTCCAGGGAAATCGCAGGGGACCCGAAGGCTTCCCCGCTGGCGATCGCGCCCAGGTTGCTGATGTCGTAGGCTGCGGCGCCGGCGGTAGGTTGTCCGAAAAATACGAGCCGGCCCACTGGCTTGCCTCTACTGCGTAGTCGGGATGCTTAAGACCAGGTCGCACCATTCCTTGGGGGTTGTCTGGTCAATACAGACCAGGGTGACCACGTCCGCAGTCATCTCCGTGGCCGATAGGGTGATCAGCACCAGCACCGAGGCGGCCGGGCTGACGGTGGGCAGCGTGGCCAGGTTGGTCAACCCGCCCCCGTCCTTGTCCACCTTGAAGTCCCCTGCGGCGATGGTCGGGGCGGCCTTGAACGAGCCGGGGGCGTTGCAGTCCTCCAGCGAGACCCTGATCAGGAAGTCTTCGGCTTTCTTGGGCGGGTTATAAGGTGCGGCCATCTTAGATTCCTATCAGGGACATTGCCCTGCGCCGGGTGAACTTAGTCACCAGGTCGTTGCTGAAAATCAGCATGGGTGTGCAAGCCGTGGTATCCGCCTGCTGCGGCATATTTCCAGCACCAGTGGCTAACGGGTCCCCCACAGCAAAGCTATGGTTGTGGGTGTCCGTCGCGGTGTTCGTCGGCAGCCCATCCGCTCCGAACTCCAGCACCAGGCGCCAGGGTTCGTTGAGCGTGACTGCCGATCCAGCCCGCGTCTCACAGTAGCCAGTGATTGCCGTGGCCATTTCCGCCGTGGCCGATTTGAACCAGGCAACGATCGTAGCCAAGGCCGGCAGGCTGCCATCTGCCTTTACACAATACAGCTTCCAGGCTGGCCAGAGATTATTCGTTGCTACCGCTTCCAAGCACCGAATCCCAAAGATGATCTGTTGGGCGGCTATTGCCTGCGGCGGCAGGATGTCGGATACGTACTGCGAGTGCATCGAGGCCAGGTCTACCAGGTGGTCGGCAGCATCGGGCGCGTAGGCTACCGTCGACAACGCGCTGTTGATCCGGTCCAGCACCATCTTCAACCGCTGACTGCCGTTGACGTGCCCATCCCAGTCTGTCGCGCTGGGCGTAGGGGAAACAGCGGAGGCTCCGGTCGAGGGAAGCCAGAAAACGGTGCCCATCCAGCCCCCTACAGCTTGAAGATCTTATTCGCCCCGTTGTCCCACAGCAGGTTGATCGTCTGCCCGGCGCCAGGGGTGAAGGACAGTCCCGTGGCGGTGTCCAGGTAGCAGATCAGCCGCGCGGAGCCGTCGGCGGCGTTGTACTTGTACAGGACCACGGCAATCGACAGCGTCGCCGCGGTGGCCACCAGGCTGGAATCTGCCGCGTCTGCGATGCCGTCGGTGACGGCCTTGCCGCTCAACGCCGCGCTGCGGCCGTTGTCGTAGGAGGCCGGCGTCAGATCGCTAACGAACCTGTGGGCCGCGGACCAGGTGTAACCGGTTTTCAGCAGAATCGCCCGGATGTCGTCGGTGTCCCAGTCAATCGACCCATCCAGGAATCCTTCCCGCCCGGGATTGTAAAGCGCATTTCCTGCCATGCTGGCCTCCTACTGTTCCGAACCGTCGATGCCGCCCAGTCCGCTGATGTTCAGCGGGGGCAGCTCGCTGGACGGCTTCGGCTTGCTCCGACCGAACCATCGCCAGATCCCCCGCGGCGCCAGGGGCTTGGCGCGCTGCGCCTGTTCCATGATGGCCGCGACCTTGCGCAGGTAGACGAGGGCCTCGGACCCCTGGCTCTGGCGGGCCTGCTTCAGGTACTCCACCGCCCGCCGCTTGTCCTCGCCGTCCAGGCCCGAGAGATCCGCCCGGTAGACCTCCACGGTGAACCGGATCAACGTCAGCTTGCCCGCACTTGAGATCTTCATTCTCCGTCCCCCTCAAAGAGCTTGTTCCGCTCTTCCAGCTCCTTGTACTTGGTCGAGAGCGCGCGGTGCGACTGGATCACCTTGCGTAGGTCCTCGCAGGCATTCACCCAGCCGTAGCTGACGTACTCCGGGATCTTCACCTTCTCGATGAAGTCCAGGTCCTCGGGCGTCATTTCTTCGCCACCTCTGCGGCCTGCTTGGGAAATCGCTTGGCCAGCCGATCCAGGGCGGCCTGGACAACCGCAGGCGCACCACCGGCCGGCGTGCCGCCGAGCTCCGGGCTCATCGGATAGCGCGACTTTAGCGCCGCGGCCTTCTTCTCCTGCGGAGTGGGCTGAGCGGGGCCAGCCTTTCCGGGCACCAGGTGGCCCTCCCCGATCGCGTTGCCCATGGTGTAGAACGCCTCGATGATCTCCGGATCGTTCTCCAGGCCGCGCTTGGCCAGCTTGGCCACCAGCTTGTCCTTGCCGAAGGTGAGGATCGCCCGGTTGGCGATGTCCTCGCGGGCGGCGTAATCGCCCTTCCACGACTCCTTCAGCGCCTTCAGGCCGGCCTCCCGCTCGCTGGCGTACTGATCGGCCGACGCCTTCTGCTGGGCGAAGATGCTCTCCCGGATGAAGCCGCTCATCAGCTTGGCCGCGTCCTTGCCCAGGCCGCCCTTGAGCGCCAGGGCCCGCAGCGCGTCGTCCTGCGCCTTCATGTAGGCCGCCAGGTTGTCCCGCAGATCCTTGTGCTCGTCGCCGGCCAGGTGATCGGGGAACTTGAGCTCCTCGAACTCGTACTCCTCCGGCTTGGTGGGGGCCGGGGCCAGCTTGGCCTGCAGCTCGGTGGACCGAGCCTCCGCGGCGTACATGCGGTCCAGCACGCCATCCCAGCTCTTCAGCGGTTTCTCGCCGCCGAGGATGTCCTTGAGAAACTTCGGATCGCGCTTGTACTTGTCGCTGGCCTGCGCGAAAAAGGTGCCGTCCGCCTTCAGCTCCGGATCTGGCGGAGGGGGCGGCGGCGGGCCGGCGGGAGGTGTAGGTGCTGGCCCAGCAGGCGGCGCTGCCGGCGGGGCTACGGGGGGCACGGGAGGATCTCCGAACCACTGCAGGTGCAGGTCGAAGGGTCCCATCAGGTTCTGTCGTTCCATTCAGGTCTCCTTTGCTGTCGGCCGGAGAATCAGGCTCAAGCCGTGATCTTGTGGCGCTGGATCGCCCACGTCGAAAGGATGTACAGGAAGCGCCGATCCTCGCTCTTGGTGGTGCTCTTGGCCGCCAGCTTGGCCTGGTAGGTGCCCAGGAAGGTCCGGTGAGTCTTGGGGATAATGGTTTCTAGTTCCAGTTTGTCGATGACGCCATCGACAGCCCCAAAAGCCACGGCTACCGCGTTCGTGTAGGTCATTGCGTTTTCTCCCTCAGCGGCGCGGCGCCTGGCGCTTCCACCAGCCTCCGCGTCAGCTCGAACAGATTGGATTCTCGGACGAGACCCGTCCGCTTCAACACCCGTCTCGCAAGGTTCTGCCTCGTCACCAGCTGGGGATCCGGATCGATCTCATCCCAGAGGTGGCACTCATCATGCACCAGGTGGGCCAGGACCAGCGGCCCGATCGCCGTCTGCGTGAAAAGGACCTTGTACAGCTCATCGATCTCTTCTTCGGGGAGCTGCCGGCCCAGGTACTCCATCAGGCGGCCCCGCTCATCATGGCTTCCATCGGGCTGCCCTTCTGCGGCCGCGTGCTCATCTTCGCGCCGGCCTCAGCTCCCGCCTTGGCCAACTCGGCCTGCTGCATGGCCTGCTGCAGCTTGGCCCGCTGCTCCCGGATCTTGGCCACTTCCTCGTCGGTGCGCACATCCTTCTCCGGGACCCCGTGCGCGTTGGCCAGGTCCTCCACGATCTCGTCCCAGTTGGGCCGGTCGAGCACGGCGTCTTGTGAGGGCACGGCGGCGACATCCTCCATGAACCCCCGGATGCCCTGGCGCTTGAACGCTCGCTGCTGGGCTACGGCCAGGGGCCCGATGAACTGAACTTTCATCCCGTACTTGGCCCTCCGCGGATTGTCCGCGATCCAGTCCATGATCACCTGCGGGGGGGCCGGCAGCCGGCCCGCGCGGCCCGAGATAGATGCAGTCCGGCCGATGATCCGCTCCGGGCCCTCGGAGAGATACTGATTGACCAACGGTGCCAGCACCACAGCACGTTCGCCGATGGCTTCCTCGATTTCGGTAGCTGTCTGCTGCTTGCGCTCCATGAGGATCCGCAGGAAGATGTCGTAGAAGTAATGCCGCTTCACGTGCTCTTCGAGGGTCTCCAAGACCTGGAAGCCCGCCGGCAGCTGAATGCCTCCCTGGTGGATCGGGTAGATGCTTCCGGCCGGGAATTGCTTCTCGTAGAAGTTCCATGCGCCCGGGTTCTTGGAGATCTGTCCGCGACGCTCGATTGGCGCGTCCATGGCCGGGTCGACCAGGCGCTGGGCACCCAGGATGTTGGCCATCGCCATGCCGCTGGCCATCTTCACATCGCGGATCGCGTTGCTGCCAGGCGAGCGGCCGTACTCCTCGCCACCATCCTGGATGCAGCGGGCGGTAATCACGGGCATTTCATCGTAGCCTTCCTCGCGCAGCATCCGGCTCATTTCGATGTCGACGTAGAAGGACGCAATCGGCTTGTGCAGGTAGTGCAACAGGCCCTCGATCCGCTCTTCCCGCGGGACCAGCGCCCACAAGCAGCGGACCTCATCCAGCGGCCGGAGCCTGGCCTGCTTGGCGCGCTTCTCTCCCACTGCCTCTTCTCCGAACCAGTTCACCAGGTTGCGCAGGGTGATGTAGTACTCCCGCAGCTCGATGTCGATCTCCCCCTGCTCGTTTTCCCCGATGAAGATCTCCACCGGATGAAAGACCTTGTAGTAGGGGTACTGCTTGCCAGGCTGGTCGCCAGGGTAGCAGCTCGCCGTGCCCACGCTGCCCAGGTCCCGCAGGAAGATGCCCAGCGCCTTGTACAGCCCGCCGCCCTGGAACTCGTCGTACATCTGCTCTTCATAGTCCTGGAGGTACTGCTTGACCTCGCTGACTTCGTTGAGCTCCTTGGCGCGCATCTTGTATCGCTGCCACCGGGAGCCCGGAGAGGCGGTATTGCCCAGGATCCCATCCGCCCAGACGTGCAGACAGTGAGTCCCGATATCGTCGTAGACGTTGGCGTGGGTGGTCATGCCCTTCTGGTCGACGCCACGCAGCAGGATCTCCCGATCGGGCAGGATGTACTCGGCGACTTCGCGCCAGCGCTCTTCATGGCGCTTGCGCCGGGCCCGGTGCATCTCGAGTAGCCGGAGCAGCTCCTTGACTACCTCGATCTGCTTGAGGCTGTTCTCTTTGGCGAGGACGGTTGAATCAGCCATTACCTGCCACCTCCGGGGCCCCAGGTGAAAGGATCGTAGCCTGTACCTTCAAGGGGATTATAGTGGTCGCGGTAGGCATAATTCAATAGCGGATCCCGAGCATCCGGACGCACGTCCGCCTTGAACAGCCGCACCATCAGGTATTGCAGCCCATCATGGACGTGCGAGTACTTGTTCTTCAGCACGTTCGGCAGGAACTCTCCCTGCAGGCTCTTGTTTGGCGGGTAGCAGTAGCCACCCAGAAAGCCGTTGATCAGGCGGGTGCAGCTGGGGTCGATGAGCACGCCATCGATGCGGCCCAGCTGCTGGTCCACCGATTCTACTCGGGCCTGGAAGTTCTGCTCGGACGGCGCCACGTCCACGCCGCAGTCATGCATCAGCTCGGCGTTGCTGGTGAAGCCGCCTTCTTTCTTTGGATATTGCGCGTTGGCCGCCGGATCCCCCCAGTGGGTGACTTCTTTGGCCCCGGGGAATGCTAGGTTGAGCTGGTGCACAACATAGTGGGTGAAATCCACAATGCCCATTCGGTCGCTGTAGTACTCGCGCAGAATATGGATCTGCCGCGGGCCCGGGATCTGAGCAACCACACAGGCCGGGCAGTTGCCGCTATTGTCCCAGCCGACGAATAATTCCCCGCCGGTCCAGGGCAGCGGATCTTCTTCGGGATCATCGGGAGTCTTGGCGACATGGTATTGCCGGCGGAAGTTGTTGTAGACCAAGCGCCCGACGATAATCACCCCGGGCTTGCCATCGATGTACATGTCGATCCAGTCCGGGTTTCCGAAATAGAGTAACCGCATGTCCTCGTAGTAGCCGGGCGGCAGGTTCTTGACGTTCTCGCGTGGAGGCTGCCAGTAGCCTCGGTGGCCAGGCAGCGGGTCCTTGGACGGCAGCGGGCCCGGGGGCGGTTGCTGCCAGGCGAAATCCGTGTAAGTGCTGTCCTCTACATCCGGCGGGTTGGTCGTCTCAATTCCGTACTTCTCGGGGCACTTCTTGGGGTAGCGGCCGATGCGGTTTTCCAGCATCAACTTGATCTGCTTGGGGACCTCGATCGACTCGTCAATCCAGTACCCGGTGATCTCTAGGGACTTCAGTTTCTTGATGTGCTCCGGCCGGTCGCAGGAGCGAAACAGGATCTCCGCTTCGTAGCCGTCGCCACGGATGATAAGTTCGAACTTGCTTTCCGACCAGTCCTTGCCGCTGAAGGCCTCCGGGAACCACTCCTTGACGGTGCGCAGCGTGGTGTCGCGCAGCTCGACGTAGGTATTGCGCACCACCACCCAGCGGGTCTTCTTGATCCCGTATTCCGCCAGCAGGTGCGCCGGTAGGAAGACGCCGACCTCCAGGGCTGCCGCGGTGGTCTTGCCGGATCCCACGGGCCCCACGATGCAGCGGATGACAGTGCTGTCCTCGTGGAACAGCTTCAGGGTCGGCAGCGGCTCGTAGTTGATGCGGTCCTGAGTGATTGCCTCGGCCGTGACGTTGGACATCTACCGGCGCCGGCTGGACCTTCGACGCGCCTGAGACGCTTTTACTGCCCGGCCCTGCCTGGCGGCCTTGGCGCGCGAGCCCTTGCCTCGGTAGATCTTGCCCTTACTGCCCCAGCGGTGGCCGCCGGATACAGCCCTGACTGGCATGAGGACATTGTAACTGACAAGAGGGCAGGAGGTAAAGCTATCAGAAGCGATCCCATTCCCTAGTCAGTAGGATAGCCCTGGTATCTCCATCCGGCCTGCTATCATGCAGCACGCCGAAACTACCCGTCACGGTTACTTCGAGCAGACCGAAGTCATCCGGAGCAATCTTCTCCGCACGAACTCCGATTTGCCACAGTACCAGATTGTCATAGAACCAGCCGCTATAGCTTCCCGACGGATTCGGAGTGATTCTTTCTTCGACCACGGCATCGTCGTTGTACATGCCGACGATCAGCTTGAACTCCCCGGGATAGCTTGCCTCGACAAAGATAGGGCCCTTGCCGTGTTCTCCTTTACAGCTGGAAAGGCTCAACATCCCCACGAAAAGAACCAGCAGAATCACCAGTTTCTTCATACGCTCCCTTCCTGCTTCTTCTTGAGGATCCTCGCGCGGTGCCAGCGGTTGAACCGGACGACCAGCCAGAAGCCGCCCAGCTCCACCACGATGATGATGAGGATCCACATCAGGGCCTTCATACCCGCACCGCACCCCCTTACTCCAAGCATAGTCCATTCCAGCCAGACGTCAAGCTCAAGGCGAGACGATCCGCTCCTGGCGCTTCTTCTTGATCTTGCCGCCGATCACGTAAATGACGGCCACGTTCTGCTGGATGCCCCCGCCGGCGCCGGCTGACTTCCGGGCCCCCAGCACATCGGCGTGCAGCTCCGTGGCCCGCATGCGCGTGGTGTTGTCCTCGACCTCGACAGTGTTCCGGATGGTGAGCACCTTATAGGATTCGCGCCCATCCTTGAGCCTCACCTTCTTTGTTTCGCTCTTCACGATCTCATGCAAGGTTTTCGCCTGGTATCGCTTGTCCAGCTCCTTGGCGAAGCGATCCTCGCCCAGGCCGTTAGCGATCAGCATTTCCTGCAGGTCTCGCCCGTGATCCCGCATGAAGCGCTCCACCAGGAGGCGGGCCTGCGTGCTCGCCGTTGACAGGAGCTGTTTGCGCTCCGGAAACACCCGCCGGTAGGCCCCGGCGTAGCTCATGCCCCCCACGCGCACCAAGCGGGTGAGTTCGCGCATCAGCTCGACAGGAGGCAGCTTGCCCCGGGGTATAGGTTTGTTTTGGCCCGGAGACTTCGCCGGCGCCTTCTCGCGGGGCTGTTTCTCGCGCTTTTGCGGCTTCTTCCTGATGGTTGCCAAGGCGGGCACGTCAACCCTTCGGCGTTACCCGCCGCGCCCTGGCGTTGTCCGCCCGCCTTCGGTTCATCAGGCTTATCAGTTGCCAGTCAGGATCCGGGTTTAGCAGGTAGTCGTCCAGCCAGGACTCCAGCTTGCCGGTATCCTTGCGCTTGACCTTGAACACGGGCTCTTTGCTCGATCCCATCGCCACGGGAATGCCCATGATGAAGCTGATCATCGTGATGCCCAGGCCCATTTCTCGGCCGATTTTCAGCCGCTTCAGGCCCGCGGAGGTGGCCAGGATGAACTCGAGCTCCTGCCCCTGCTCCGGCAAGCTGTGCTTTCGCCTGATGAAGTAGTCCATGAAGGACTGTCTACGAGGCATCCCCGGCTCCCTCGGCCTTTTCCCGGGCCTCCCGCTCATGGATGGCATACTCGGCGAGCACGGCCACGCACACAGAACGGGTTCCGCAGGTTTCGCAGACGGTGAGCTCAGCGGGATCCATCAGGGGGGTGGTCATTTCCTCGTCGGGGCCCATGACCCGGGCCAGGCCAGCATGTCCGCCCAGGAATCCGGCCAGGTGGTCCTGCCTCTGGATTGCATCCAGCTTCACGCCGTGGCGCTCGATCCTCACGATCCAGAACATCGGGAGGCCCGAGGCCCCGATCCTCTTGCCACAGACCAAGCAGGTGACGTGCTCGCGCAGCTCTAACTCTTTCATGTTACCTCCGCCTTCGTGATCGGTCCGGTCAGCTGCAGGTAGGCCTGCATGATCCGGTGGGTTTCCTCGAGCGAGAGCAGCCGAGGCGCTTTCAGCCCGCGGGGGCAGCGCAGCATCTTCTCTGCCGAGCATCCGAACAGGCGGCACATCATCGGTCTTTCATCATAGACCGTGCAGCCCTTCGAATCAAGGAATCGGCAGGTGAGCAGGTCCTGCTTGCGCTTCTTCGGCAACCTGGCCAGCTCCTCCAGCGCGAGGGGCACCGGGCCGCAGCAGTCGTGGCAGCCTGGCGCGCACTCCATCACGGGAACCTGAGAACGCAGTTCCATGAGATCCACCGTCTGAACCCTCCTTTCCGAAATGCACCCGGGCGCAGGCCCGGCAGAATACCAGCAGGCAGAAGTAGCAGCGGTACGCTCTGGCCAGCAGAACCTTGCGGCCGCAGCCGGGGCACACCACCTCCGTGGGATCCTCGATCGTGTTCCGCACTTGGTCGGCGATCAGCTGCAGCAGCTCGAGCCGCTCTTGCTCGTTGTGGGGCGGCTCATGGACGTTCACCGCTGCCTCCCCGAGAGCCCGTAGACCACCAGGGCCAGCAGCAGGTAGGAGGCGAGGAGCTCGCCGAGACGTAGCACCACGAGGCGGGTCACGGGCGGGACTCCACGGGCGACAAGGAGGCGGCTTGCCTTGATCGCCTGTCCATCCCCCGGTACTGCCTCTGCAACCCGTTGCGGCGCAAAGCGGAGTAGACGCGGGTTTCGGGGATGCCAAGCTCTGCCGCGATCTCCGCGCAGGTCAGCCGCTCGCCGTACCTGCGAAGCCGCACAATGCGATCATCGAGGATGTCGCTCACTCCCGCGCTCCCTTCTCCCGGCTCGGGGCGGGCTCCGCTCCCGGTCGGGCGCCGGCCCAGTAGTCAGGACTATGCTTTGCGTATTCGGCGGCCCGCAGTTCGTCATAGAAAAGCGGTGTGTGTGCCCTGACCCGTGCCTCCATATTGCGCACCCGCACGCGACCCCGCGCCTCTGGCGACCACTGCACAGGAGGCTGCGCCGGGACCTGCCCCTGGAGAATTTGCCACCCGGACCCCAACATCTTCCCGCCAGTCTGCCGAAAAACGAACCTCAGAAGTCGCCGTGGATCAGAGGTGGGATAACCCCTGTATGGCCCATGGGCGTAGTATCTACCGTGTGCCCGCTCCAACCGCTCCGCGAAAGCGAGCGCCTCCGCGACTCCCATCCTGATCTCCAGCCGAGGCGCATCGGGCTGCGCTTCCTGGGCATAGGTTGACAGGCACGCGATCCAATACACCTCTTTCCACGCTCCAGGCTTAGACCGCAGGATTCCCGCTAACACGGCGCCCGTCCCTCCTCTCCCGCCTTCGGGGCGGGCGGCACATCGGGGTAAAGGCGCAGGGCTTCGGCGTTCACGTATTCGCGTAGATCAGCTACAGCCCTTGGATCTGGTCCTTGGCCCACTTCGACTGGGTAGGCGATCCATCCCTCGGTGGCAAGGAAACTCAAGCAGGCTACGAACGCCGCTCGTTCTGCGCTGCGCTCCCCGCCCTCCCCCGGCTCCCCGGCGAGGGCATCGGCGCGGGTGAGGGCCGTGCATGTCCTGCAATCACATCGCGCACGGTGCGTTCTTGGCGGCGCATACAGGCGCACCCAATACGCCAGCTCCCGCACCAGCCCCCGGAGGGCCGCAGCGTCGGGTTCAAGGTAACGCTCGATATAATAAATCGCTGCGGCAGTAGCGCAGCCAGCGCACAGCTTTTGCCCATGAGTCTTGTGAGGGCAACGGGGTTGCTGTCGTTTCATCGCCTCTTCGATTCCGTTCTTGTCGCGCTCGTTCATTGCTCCTCCTTCCCGCCCGCCTGCGGTTCTTGGCTGGCCCAATTCTTTCCGCCAGCCTTGAATATCTCGCAGTCCTCGCAATAATCGCCTATCGGTGTACCATGACTGCACATGCCCTCCCCTCCGCGCTCCTGCGGGGCCGAGACAGAGAGAAAAGGAAAAAGCAAGCAAAAGGCTTCTTTGTATAATTCGGTTTCTGCTATACCGGGTTGGTCGCATGGATCAACCTTTACATATTTCATAAGTACCGTTTCGAGTTCCCGCACCCGCGCTTCCGCCGCCTTCCGCCGCTGCTGCTCCGCTTGCGCCCGGGCCTCGGCTAGTTCTCTGGTTGCCTTTTCCTCAAGCCACCAGTTGCGATATTGATCTGACCGCCAGGCTCGCTGCACGGCGACATCCAAGCGGTCGCGGAGTAAATCGGCCAGCGCCCTCATCGCGTCGGCCCGCTTCCGTTGAGCGATGCAGTCCTGCTGCACTTCGAGCAGCATGGAAGCCAGGGCATTCCGGCCCGCGATCCGGAGGCCCCTGCGGGCCAGCCATCGAGACCGCCAGGTGATCCTGCTCATTGATACTCCTCCTCCACTTGCCCGCTTCCGCACCGCGGGCAGAAATCTGCCGGCTCCACGTCCTCGCCGGACCCATCGTCCTGGTAGTCGTGGCGCAGCCAGCGCACGGGCCCGGCCCAGCCGCACACGCTGCAGCTCACCGGCGCCCAATCAGTACAACGACCATGCCCTCCGCCGTGCTTTTGCTGCCAGGCCCACAGGACCCGAGCAAGCAGCAGCCTCAGCCAGTTGGCCACCGTGGAAACTCCTTCCGCCAGGGGCCGGTCCAGGGAAGGTTGTGCTTCATGTAGACTGGCACCTTTGCCCGCAGCCAGGGCTCTATCCAGTCTGCCGACGGGATCACGCGGCCTGGCCGGTTTCCGCTCTCCGCAGCCAGAATCACCCAGTCTGTGAACGACGTAGCCAGGAACGGCTCCGGATCCATCTTGGCCAGCATCGGCTCGTAGCTCCAGAACACAAGATTTCCTCGCGACTTGAGCGCCTGCACGTATTGATCCAGATCGCCGGGCCCGGTAACGGTCACGCCAAGCCAGCAGTTGCGCGGCAGCTGCAGGTTGTAGTAGACCTCCGGCTCCTTGGTGAGGAACAGGAAGGCGTGCTGCGGGTTGTTATCGATCCTGCCGAGCACGCGGTGCCACCAGTCCGGAGTCCAGAAGGCGATGTCGCTCATGCTGTTGACGAAGATCCGGGCCGGCTGCCGCGGCATGGCGCGGTTGAAGTTTCTCTCCCTCCAATGGGGCTCGAATGAGATCCCCCAGCGGTTGGCCGTCGCCCGGGCGTAGCAGTAGGGGCAACTGTTCCGGCAGCCCCAGGCAGGATTCCAGGTGTAATCGCACCAGTCGATCTTGGTCTTTTGCATCAGAGCTGGTCCAGGACCTGGCGCACGGCCTGCACCGCAGCCTGGTCGATCACTTCACGGATGATCCGCGGAACCTGGTTGTTGTCGTATTCCGCGGGAAGCTTCATGTTTTTCAGCAGCCATTCGTCGCTGTAGACCCGGAAGCGAACCGTCCGCTTGCCGGTTGTCTTGCGGCGCATTTCGAACTCGCTCACATAGGCCGGCATCTGCGCCTTCGGCCGCAGCGGGTCATTGATGATATGCAGCCCCAGGTCCGTGAACCTTGCGACGGCGAAAAACTTCTTTGCCTCTTTGGCGGTCATAGCTTCCTCGAAACGAAATAGAGAATTACGAATATTAATACCCCGATGACTGTTCCGATTCCAACTCCGAGCAAGTAGTACGGACTAGGCATTTCAAACCTCCTCCCTGAACTCATGGTGCGGCCAATCCCACTGCCAGGCCTGCCACTTCCCGGCGGCGCAGGCGTCCAGTCCGCACTCGCCTTCCGCGAGCTCGAACATGCGCAGCCAGATCTCCCGCGGCGCGGCCCACCAGACGTTTCCCGCGGGAGACAGCGGAGCCACGTCGACGGCCAGGTTGAGGATGTGCTTGCTGTAGAGTGTTTCCGTGCTCCGCTTGGCAGCCTCCGCCTCGCTGATCTCCCACAGCCCGCAGCGCAGGAAGTACTCCCGCACCAGCCATGCCGGAGCTCGGCCGCGCGCGTAGTAGGCCATCTGCACCGACAGCTCTCGCTGCGTCTCCAGGATGATCGTCGGGATCCCGATCTCCCCGCATCGTCGCTGGTAGCGCCGGACCCCGGGCTGCATCCGCGGGTCCAGCAAAGCGATGTCCTTCAAGATCATCTTCGCCCCCTTACGTTCATTGGATCCTCCGTCTAATCGGTGAGCCGAAGCCAACTCGGGACGCAGGGGTAGGCTCCGCTGTACCCAGCACCTCGGTAATTCTCCCGGCTTTCGCCACCGCGACCCTTGCCCTGCGCTCGAGCTCGCCTCTCGCTTCCCGCTCTTCCTTGAGCTGTGCTTCGATGCTCGCGATGTAGGTGTCCCGCTCCTGGATCTCGCTGCGGTGTTCCTCCTTGTAGCGACTCAGAAAGTCGGCGTCCCAGTGTTTCTTGGCCTGCTTCTTCGCGCCTTTTACGAGCAGCAGGCTCCAGGCTCCCCCGGCAATGAATGCGATGATCAGAGGCAGCATGTCGAGCAGCTCTTTCCCCAACCTGCGCCATGTCCATGGGTCCACGGTCACGAAATGATCCCGCCGTAGCGTCCGGAGGAGATCCCGAAGGGAGTCACCCCCTCAGCGCGCATCCAGCGCGGGTTGCCGAAGCCGCTGGCGCTGATCCTGCCCCCGCGATGCCCGAAACGGTAGTGCCGGAACCCTGGGCGTTTCCGCGTGGCCCGGCTTTTGGTGCGGTCCGCGTAGCGGTGCGCCATGACGGCCCGCAGATTGGCTTCGACCTCGGGCCGCGCCGGCCGGCCCTGCAGGTCCTCGTCGCGCCGGCCCTTGTGCCGGCTAAGCCTGGGGAACAGCTTGCGAATCAACCGCATGATCCACCTCACCTTTCGCTCCTTTCGTGGGGTCCCGCTGGTCCTCCGGCACGGCGCCGGGCATGGGGACCATCGTTGATCTCTTCGCCATGGCCTCGGTCATGCGGCCGTACAGCCGCCAGACGCGCCGGCCCAGGCCCGGCCGGCTCTCCAGGAGGACCTCCAGGACGGCCAGGCGGGAAAGCCGCGTGCGCAGCCATTCATCCTGCTGCAGCTCCGCTTTCCGGATCTGCGTCTTGGAGAGCTGGAAGCCCTTCCGGATCCGGCCGCTCACCTTAGCCTGCGCCGTCATGAGGCAGGTGCCGGCGATCTCGAAGTCCGCCTGCACCCGCTTCTTGGCTTCTCCGATCCAATCTTTCTTCATCGAGGGGTCTCCTTTTCGAGTAGCGTCTTTTCCATCACCTACACCTCTTCTTGAATACCCAGAAGTAGGAATGCATCTTCCGGGCGTGATTCTGCCGCTCCATGTTCCAGGGGATCGGCCTCGTCTTGCTCACGAAAATGAAAAGGTCCTTCGCGCGCAGGCCGACGCGCTCCGCCTCTTCCATGGCCCAGACGTGGAAGAAGTAATTCTGCCGGCCCCAGATGAAATCCTGGCATTTGAAAACCAGGATGCCGGCGGGCTTGAGCACGCGGGCCAGCTCGGCCAGGGCCCCGCGGCAGAGTGCCCATAGATCGCCCAGCTTCTGCAGGCCCCCGTATTTCTTCACGAAGATCGCTTTCGAGGCGCCCTCCTGGCCGTGGATCATCCAGGGCGGATCGAAGATCGCGGAGCCGATCGAGCTGCTCTCCAGGGGGAGCCGGCAGACATCAGCCTGCGGGATCTCCGGCCGCCGGGGCGCCAGGTCGAAGCAGAGCTGCGGCCTCGGGATCCCTGCGTGGCGATAGAAGCCGCCGGCGCCGTAGGTCGGATCCAGCTCGAAGCCGGAAGGACAGTACAGGCTCATGATGTTCATCAGGATCTCATGCTGGTCGAAGCAAACCGACTGGATGATGCCGGCTTCGCGAATCAATATCCCGGTCACGGCTTCACCTCATCGAATGCCTTCATGAACCGCTTGTGCTGTTCATTCTCGCAGCGGCTCGCCCATTCCAGGTTCGAGGCGGCGTTGTTGAACGTGTTGCAATCGAAGTGGTTGACCTCATGCTGGCCGAGCTCTGGCGGGGGAAGGAAAGCCGCCGCGACCAGGCGATGGACGCGGGCGGCCTTTCGCTTGTTCCACCGCCACAGATCGACCTTGAGGTAGGTCCCATTGCGCTTGGGCACAATGTTCTGCGCTACAAGCCTCACGATCCCGATCTTGATCACCCTGCGCACCCGGCCAAGGTTGCTGACCTCGTAGGGGTAATGGTCGATGGGGCGCCATTCCTCGGTCAATTGAACAGCTCCTCGCTTGCTTTCAGCTCGGCGCGGCCTTCGACCAGCTCCAGCGTCCGCAGCCGGCCCAGCGCGTTCTGGAAACCACCGCCGGAGGGCTCATACCCCGTGGCGGCCCCGAGGTCCTCCTTCGTCGCCGCGGTTGGGTAGATCTCCGCCAGGCGGGAGAGGATCAACCGCTCCGCCTTCCCCAGCTGCCGCAGCCAATGTTCGAGCAGCTCGCGGCCGGAGGGCAGCGGATCGTAGGCGCCCAGGGCCGCCAGGCCGGCCTCGGTGATGCTCAGGAGGTCCCGGCCCTCGATGCAGCCCTTGCTGCGGAGGGCCCCCAGGTAATTCTGGAAGGCCCCGCCCGTGACGGCATACGCCGTGAGGATCGCTATCTGGCGTTTGGTGCGGCCCTGCGGGTACTGCGCCAGGGCGGTCAGGATCTTGCGCTCGCCGCCGGAAACGCGGCCATCGACTACTACCGGTCGAGAAACCGACCGCCGGGGGACAATCTGCGGCGTGACCCGCACCGCGGCCGCGGGCTTCTGCTCGGCGCCCAGGACCTGGTCCAGGGCCTGCAGCGCCAGGTTGACCTCCTTGCTGATGTCAACGAGCCGCCCCCGCAGCAGCAGCAGGCCAGGCCCCATAATCTTCTTTTCCTCTGCAGCTCCGGCCGCGCGGCCTTCTTCTCGAGCTCGCTGCAGGGCAGCCGGATCTACCGGGCCGCCGCGCTTCCGCAGCTCCGCGTCGAGGCAGGCGATCCGCTTCCGGAGCTCCCGGGGATCCTCGACCTTGGCGCGCTCGATGGTGGCGGCCAAGTCCTTTCGCAGCTTTTCCAGGTCGACCGCGGCGCTGGCCGTGGGGGCCAGGGGGCGCTCGCCGACCTTCGGGGTGGCGCTGGAGTCGAACGTCTTGCGCTCCCGGATCTGCACGCGCTTGAACAGATCTAGCCATCCGGGGCTCCAGACCCAGGCCTCGCCGATCCCCAGGCTGGCCAGGCTGTCCATGAACTCCTGCCGCTGGTCGTGCGCGTCGTGGGCCTCGACCCAGGCCTCCAGGGCCTTGCGATCCTGGGGGCTGATGGTGCGCAGGCAAATGAGGACCTCGATTTGCGTGAGGACGTCCTTGTTGACCACGGCCGCCCGCTGGCTGATCAGGGTAACGCCGATCCCGGAGGCCCGACCGCGGCGCACCAGGCGGTCGACCGAGCCGAACATGCGCTCCTGGCCGGCCTGGATCCTCTGCGGGACGAACTCGTCGGCCTCATCGATCACCACCTGCAGCGGTTGCCGGTATCGGTCCTGGCCCTTGCGGTGGTAGAGCCGCTCGCAGAAGTCCGTCACCAGGCGGCGCTGATCAGCCATCGAGAAATGCCGCATAGAGAGGATGATCGGCGCCCGGTTCTCCACGACGAAGTCCGCGACGATCGCTCCGGAGCTCGCTTCCAGGGGCAGATCCCCATGCTCACCGCCCAGGACCGTGATCGGGAAGCCTGGCGTCTTGCCGTCGATCGAGGAGCGCAGGCCAAACCACACATCCAGGGGATCCAGGATCACTACCTGCTGGCCGGCGGCGAGCAGCTCCTCGGTGAGGACAACGGCCGTATGCGTCTTGCCGGCTCCGCGCTTGGCCAGGATCGCCGCGGTCTGCGTCACCATTTCGACAGGCAACGTCAGGCCGCGAGCAAGGTGCAATCCATCTTTCATCCGGTGCTCTCTTTCGGCATGGCTCGCAGGTAGCGCAGCACGGCCGCCTTGGCCTCCTTGCTCGAGCAAACGACGATAATATTGGGCCCTCGCGTGATGAAGATCTCGAAGCCTTCGCAGGGCACCCGCTCTCCGCGGTGGTAAGTGCCTTTCCTCTTCTTGACCTTACTCTCCTGGAGCTTCGCCTTGAGATCCTGCAGCTCCACGCCAGTGAGGGCCTCGAGGTACTGCTTCTTGAATCCCTGCGTGGCCAGCCATTGATAGGTACTCGCCATGCTGCGGTGGTAGCTCAGATAGCCCGGCCGCTTGCCGAGCATCGTATCGAGCGCGCGGTCGGTCAGAGCAGGATTGCGCTTCTTGATTTCCTCCGCGGCCGCGAGGATCTCATCGGTGGAGAGCTGCTTGCGCACCATGTTCTCCTGCAGCTTGATCAGCGGAATGTCGCGCTCGGCGATGTCGTCTAGGATCCGTGCCGCAATGCAATAGTCCCCATTCATCTGAGCGACCCGGAAGCGCCGATGCCCCCAGACCAGCTCGTAGCGCTCCCCGCGGGGGTAGATCCCGATCGGCTGCAGCTGGGTGAAGCGCTGCGTACTACCGATAAGCTCGCCGAGCTCCTCATCGATCTCGAAGCGGACATTCTTGACGATAAAGATCTTGTCGAGGGGCACGTCGCGGACTTTCATTCTGGCTTCTCCACCGGAGCGCGTACGTGCTCGTCCACCAGGTGCGGCCGCCCTGTAACGCGCCCGCGGCGCAGGTAGTGCTTGACCGGGACCACAACCTGGTCCGCGCGCTTCCGGATCTCCCGGAGGCTGCTTGCCAGTACGACCGCCTCGTTGACCGCGAGCAGCTGCTGGAGCTCCGCCGGAGACGCCCCCAGCTCGCGCAGGCGCTTGAGCTTGCGCCGCATGGACTGCACTGCTGATTTCGTGCGGTGGACAAGGCCGCAGGCGATGCCTTCAGCTGGGATGCCTATGCCGTCCAGGCGCAAGAACTCGCTGATCTCCTTCGGTGTCCAGGCGGGTCCGCTCATTCCTGCCCCACCCGCGGCCCCGTCAAAGCGAAGCCCGCGAAGCTCCCGGCGGCATCGAGCAGGATTTGGTCCAGGAGTCCATCCGAGTCGTAGTAAAACAGCAGCCGGTCGGCCGGCAGGTGTCCGCTCAGGTGGAGCTCCGCGATCACGCCCTCGGCGTCGTTCGTGACGGAAGGATGCTGGTCCCAGGGCCCGACGTCCCGGATCACCAGCGGCTTGCCTGCCTGGTCCTCGACAATTTCATAGCGAGCTCTGTTCATGCCCGCTCCAGGGAATCCACTCGCGGCCAGAGCAGAAAAGTTCCGTGACCCTTCGCGCTGACCAGATAGGATTCATGATTCCGCGGGAGGCCGGTCGGCCGAAGCTTGTAGCCTCGCGGAATGCAATCCTTCGGATGGCAGCCTGCCGGCACGACGGCGACAACTTCACCCACTTTTTTTGTGGTGTAGCCTTGCGATTGCGAGGTCCAGCGAACCTTGCTTCTTACTTCGAACTTGTCCATGATCTGCTCCTTCGATTCGATTTCAGAGAAGCCGGCGCCCTTGCGGCTGGCGCCGGCCCGGACCTGCCAGCTTCCTCTGCCCAGGTCCTAAACGCCTTGCAGGTTTACTTCATCGCACCTCCTTTCTCCCCTTCCCTTTCCGAGGGCTGCCGCGCCAACCAATCCGCCACGGAGACCCGAAGATCCGTGACTGCCCGGAAGGCGGCCGCCTCCTTGGGTCCCCGCATCGGATGTTTGATTTGAGGAGCTTTGCGATTCTTCGCCAACCGACCGAGCGCGATCTGGCGCGCCAGCTTCTTGTTGAACCTGTCCCGCGGGCAGCACAGGCTGAAACCGAAACAGCCGAACTGGTCGACGGCCACGAAGCCGAAGGGCTGTCCCTTCTCGTCGCGCAGGTACTTCGAGAACACCTTCTCCATGATCCTATCTCCTTTCTCTATCCGAGCGCTCGGATAGCGCCCGGTCTTTGGGCTTCGGCATCCGCTTGTTCCTTGCCAAGTCCTCCAGCGTTTCCCGGATCTTCTTCATGCCGGCCGCGCGTTCCTCGTGGCACATGGGCGGCGCCCCCAACAGGCGCACCGCAGGCGGTTGACTGCCCAGCTCCCCCAGGAGCCTGCGGAGCTTGGCCGCGGGCGGCGGCCAGTGATCCTCGTGTTTCCGCAACAGCTCGACGTAGAGCCTCTCCAACTCCCGCTCATCGACTCGCTGCAGGAACGTCCCGACAGCCTCGCGCATCCCGGGCAGGTACTGGCCGAAGGTGCGCTCCATTTGGTGCATGAACTCTCGCGCCTTCACAACTTCAACCTCGCCAACAGCTCACGGTTTTCCTGGCCGGCCTGGTGGTCGGCGGTCCGTTTCCGAAGGTGCTCCATGACATCATCGAAGCGGGTATCCAGAGCGGACGGCGTCATGGGCGCGTCCTTCCAGTATTCCGCCTTGCTGGTTTCTTTCTTGTGCTTGTAAGCGGCGACCAGGGCCCGGAGGAAAGCCCGCGGCTCCTGGCCGTTGGAAATGCGCTTGATCTTCTCGGCCAAACGACCGGCGGCCTTCTGCTCCCTCGGGTAGTTGCTGAACTCCTGCTCGTTGACCAGCTCCAGGCCCAGCAGAATCATGCGCTGAAGGTTGCTGGCCGCCGCCGCGGCCTCGAAGCCCTTCTCCAGCTCTGCCCGCTTCATTTCCGGTGATTTCACCAAGGCCGGCGCAGCCGGCTCTTGCCCTTCATTGGGTTGCCCTTCATTGGGTTGCCCTTCGTGTCCGCTGGGCGGACTTCTGTTATCCGCTGGACGGACTTCAGAAGTCCGTGGGGCGGACATCAGAATATAGGCGTTGCTTCGGCCGGTGCGTTGATATTCAAGCCAGCCAGCGGCCTGCAGGTCTTTGATCGCTTGGACGACGCTCATCTTGCCGCAGCCCCCAAGCTTCTGAATCCTCTTGTACGCCGGAAAGCAGCTGCCCGATTTGTCGGCATGCCTGGCCAGGACGACATAGACCGTCTTGGCGTAAGGCGTCAGCTCGGAATCTATCAAGGCGTCTGGCACCACGAAGAAGTTGAAATCCCTTTGAATGCTCGCCATCGATCAGTGACCTCTCTTCAAAATGCCCTGTAGCGCGATTCTTCGCGTAACGTTACGCATGCTGCCGCCTATGCCGTGGAACCGGATGTCGGCGTCCGCGCGGCCCTCCTGGAGCGATTTCCGGCGGTATTGGCTTTCCGGTCCCGCAGGTACTTATAGACGCACCAGCGCGCGAACTGGGAAAGCGTAAGGCCCCGACTTCGCGCCAATGCTTCCAGCTCCTTTTTCTCATCTTCCGTGGAAAAGCTGAATTGCACTTCCCGGCTCATGGCGTCCCTGCGGGCAAAAGACGCGCCGGGCGGGAGGGCCACCCGGCGCAGAAAACCATTCCGCAGGAAGGGGTGTCTGACGTCGCCAACCTGCTTACTCTCATTGTCTCATACCACCCCGGGGGGAATGCAAGAGAAATCATTCCGACTTCCGCCTCTCCCGGCCCGGCTCCCAGCGCTGCACGGAAACGATGTGAACCTTCAACCCGTAGCCGTCGCGGAGGACTGCCCGGGCTTTCTTCCGTGCATCGGCGGCGGTTCTTGTGTCCATATCGATCGTGCCCTCGGAGCGCTTCGTCCTCCAGGTGCAGACGTAGATCATGGGTTAAACCTTTTTCCTTGCAAGATACCTGATACAGGGATTTGCCATTTGCTTATGGTCAATCCATTTTTCTGCCCTGTCCTCTTCTTCTGCGCTTTCGGGTAGGTGTTTGCATTTCATGCACTGCTTCCGATTCTTTTCGATGCCCATGCAGTATTCCATCGAGACCTCCTTAGAAATCCGCCGGCAGATCAAAGCTGCCGTCCTTGCGATAAGAAGGAGCCGGCGGGTCTACCGCGGTAGGCCCCGGCGAGGGCTTTCCCGCGGCTTCGGTGGCCGGCTCCATTTTCTTCTGTGGTTCATCGAACAGGCCCGGCTGCACCGGCTCGGCTGCCGGCGCCGGAGGCTGTTCCTTCTCGACCCTCTTCTGCAGGCCCTTGAGCTTGGATAGCATGCGCTCCTTGGCGGGATCCTCCGCGGCCTCGGCCAGCTCTCCGACGATCTCCCCCTCGAATACCCGCGTCACGATCTCGGCGGCCTGAGCAGCGGGAACAGCCTCATCAGCAGGCGGCCGAATGACCGGCGCCGAGGACACCGGGCCCGGGAGCGCATCAGGGACAGCAAGCGGCTTCTTACCGGCTCGCTCACGCGCTCGGTCCACCTTGGGCCGGAGGTGAGCGTAGAGGATGAGCAGGTCCTCCCAGCCATTGGCGTGTTGCGTGCAGATATGGCACTTGGAGCAGAGGATAAGCCAGACCCAATCATCGCGGGCCCCGGTCCTGCCCCCGGCACCGACGCTGACAATATGCGATAGCTCTCCGCCATGCGCTTGATCTCCGCCTTCGACGGTATGTAGTAGAAACCGCCCGCATGCTTCGCAGCACGGATGCTTCTCCTTGTAGTCCTCCGGTCCATAGTAGGTTCCCTCCAGCGGGTCGGTTTCCTGGCGGAAGCGCCATTCAGTGAACAGGATCCAGATGTCCCGGATGTCCACCGCGGGGACGTGCGTCTGGCACTCGATCACCAGCTGTTGAATGACCCGGGCAAACTCCACGGTCGTTAGATCGCCGCTCGGACGCGAAACGAAAATGCCCTTGTACTCGTCCCGCGGCAGCTCGACCAGCTCCTTGATCGCGTAGTAGACGACTTCCTTCTTGACCCCATCAGCCTGACCCAGCCGCGTGGCCAGCTCCCAAGCCAGGTTGTTGGCGTTCAGGCTGCGGCGGTTGTACCAGCGCTGGATCTGTACGTCGAAGGCGTGCTCGTATTCCGGTTCCTTCTCCTTGCGCTGCTTGATGAAGCGGTGTTCCTCGCGGAGGTAGGTGGTCAGTTCATCGACCAGCTCCTGCGCCTCCAGCATCAGAGTGCCGGGCAGGCCGCTGGAGATCTGCTTCATCTTGAGCCGGAGCTTCTCAATCACGACACGCCCCTCCGGCCGAAGCAGAAGCGCAGCCACATGATGCTGCCGGTAACATGGCTCCGCCAGGGAAGCAGCCAGCAGCGGAAGCGTTTAGAGAAATGGTGCAGCGCAACGGGGCCGATGCAGAGCATCCTGTCCCCGTCGTTGAAAAGGTGAATGGCGACGACTCCCGCCCTTCCGCCGAACTTGATCCAGCGATTCGTGTAGCCGACGCCTTTCATTTCCTGCTCCTTCGCTGCCGCCAGTGGTGAAGGCTCTGGACCTGGTCCCAGCGGAAGGCGCACTCTTCGCGTTCTGCCTTTTGGAGCTCCACGACCTTGGCCATGGAGCCGTCTACCTTCAGGTACAGCAGCAGCTGCCGAGGGGGCTTGCCGTGAGTGCCGGCGTATCCAGCCATCTGCAGTTTGTCGGACAGGGCCGGTGCGCCGGTCTTGAGCTCAACCACCGCGAGCTGGCGCTCCCACATGGCTTCGCGATCCTCGATGCCGGCCCACAGCTTGCCCTTGTGGACGATGAACTCGATCCGGCGGATCCCCAGCTTGAGCAGGTCCCTGGCCTTCTCGTAGCTCAACACGTAGCCGCGGTATTCCTCCGGGATGCTCAGCCAGTCCAGGCGCTGCTGGTCAAGAAGGGCGGTGGCCTGGTGCACGATCTCCCCGCGGCGCCGGCCTTCCTCGGTGAAGAAGGTGGTGTCGATCCAGCCGCCGGCCTTCAAGATAGTGGTTACGGAAGGCACCGCCTCACCGTTGAGGGTGAAGCGGTGCTGGATGGGATCGAACTGGATCACCGGCCGACCTTCACGGTCTTGTCGTTGTAGAACTCCAGGCCCGCCACGGCCATCTTCCCGCTGGTGGCCCGGGCGAACTTGTTGATCTCGCTCTCGTTCAGGCTGATGAAGCTGGGCGACGCTTTTCCCGCCACCACGGCGCGGAGCAGCTCGATCATGGCCTCGTCGGCCGGCTGCTTGAGCCGGCCCTTCCAGTTGTCGACGTATTGCACACCCTCCACGTGGGCGCGGTTCTCGCGCACGATGGGCATGCTGGCCTCGATCTTCTCCGCCTTTTCCTCGTTGCCGTCCTTGCGGGCTTCGGCGGCGGCCTCCTCGCGCTTCTTGGCCGCGGCAGCCTCCTGGTCCCGACGCTTCTTCTCCTCCAGCTGCTCCCAGCCGCGCATCCGCTGCTTGCCGATCGTTTCCGCGTCGGCAAAGGGCTTGGTGTTCTCGCGGATCTTCTGGTAGGTCGCCTCCAGGGCCTCGTACTGCGGCGCCCGGATCGGCTCGAAGAAGTCCTTGACCGCCTGCTGGTAGCTCTTGCTCACCTTCACCAGCGAAACCATCTGTAGGTAGGCTTCGCTGCTGGTGATCTTGAGGGCCTCCACCTGCTCCTTGTACCTGGTCCCGGCCCTAGTGATCTGATTCTCGTCCTGGTACTGGACGACCTGCTTCGTCTCGACCGTGCTCACTTCTTGGCTCCTTTCGTGGCGATCTGCTTGTTGAGGCTCTGCTGTAGGCCGCGCAGGCTGTTCTCGTCTTTCTTCTGCACGTATTGCTGGGCCTGCTTGCGATACATGGCCGCCGTGGTTTCCGGCAGCCAGGTCATTTGTTTGAGCAACTTCTCCACTTCCTTGACGCCGGGGTTCTCCGGCAGGGTGCCCGGGGCTTCCGGTCCGACCCGACGCTCGGCGGCCTTCGCACCGTTGGCGCTTTCCACGCCTGCGCTCTGCGCGTCGTCGTCGTCGCTGCCCGTGATGATTCCGAAGGCGCTACGGAAGGCGTAGCGACAGGCGAAGGTCAGCGCGGAGGCTACCTTCTGCGGCGCGGTCATGTAGGCGTCTGGCATAATCGGCACGGCGAACTCGGTGATCTCCGTATGGCCGAAGTTGTGGGACTCCACGATGGCCTTGAGCGACGCGGGCTCCTGCTGTGCCTTGATCGTCCAGGAGAATCCGCGCTTGGTGAGCAGCGGGCCGGCGATCTCCGCGATGTCCTCGATGGGAGCGAAGCGGTAGCGGACATCTGTCGCGCTGTTTTTCTCGAACACCTTCCGCTTCTTGCGGATGATCGGGCATTCGGCCTGGAAGGCGGCCAAGGCCTGGAAGTATGCCTCTTTCGCGGCCTCCGCCTTCAACTCCCGCTGCATCTGGAGCAGCTTCTCGACGGTGCTGATATCCCCCTTGGCGATGGCCCGGGTGATGAGCTGCTGCGGGTTCAGCGCGGCAAGCTGGCCGTGGCCAGCCCACGGCGCCAGAGCCCGCGACAGCGATTTGCGTTTCGCAGAGCCCTTTTTTCGTCCGGCTCCAGGATGGTGAGCAGTAGCAGCTGCCACCGGCTTTCTGGACTGGACAGGCTTCGCACCTGGTTGATTCTTTCCGCGCATACGTCCCTCCCCTTGGTTTCCATGGCGCTTCACCTGGGCGCCTCGGCCAGCTCGCTGTCCGGGATCCAGCCCGTGCCTTCGCAGACCGGGCAGGGGCATTCCGACTCGGGGCCCTGGTTATCCGGTATGCGCACCTTGCCGCTGGCGCCGCACACGCTGCACCGGCGCCGGCGGTTGGACATTTCCAGCCGCAATTCCTGTTTCAGTTCCATCACCCTTTCCCTCCTTCGGGCTCAGGTCCTTGTCCGACTTCCAGATCCATCCGCTGTCCCAAACCTGCTTGAAGGACCAGCGGTCATTGCCGTTTTGCTTGGAAGGTTTCCCGGGCAGAAGCCAGGGCTTGTTGTAGAAGGCCGATACGGGGATGTCCTTGAGGCTGGCCAGCTCCGCGCGGCTGTACCACATCTTCGCCGGGGAAACCTTCTGCGCCAGATCCACCACCAGCCGGGAGAGCTCCTGTACGGCTCGCTCGAGCCGCTCTACTTCGGGCAGGTGGATGGACTGATTCATGGCTTTGCAGCCTCGAATCGATTGGCCGCCTCTTCGAGGAAAAGAGCGATCTGCTGGCGAAGGGACCGACGCTCTGCGTCTGCAACTCTGCGCAGCCTCTCATGCACGGAACTGGGGAGGATCACGTTGATCGATTTCGCTTTCTCTGGCCGCTTCAAAGCCACTTTGTTCATGGGTCTATATTAGACCTAATATAGGTCTATGTCAATACTTTTTTTGCACTTTTTCGCCGATAGGTTTATAATAGGAGTGAGGTGATATATGGGCAGGTTCAGCGACAAGAAGCCGGAAGATCCAAAAGAAATGAGTATCAAGCTACCGGGTCTACTGCATCAGAGGTTAAAGAGAATGGCCGAAACAGAGGGAAGATCTCTGAAGGAACAGATCCCCCGTTGCCTTGAAGAGGCTATTACCCGATGGGAAGCAATAAAAGGAATTACAGGGGGGGCACCTATCGGGGTTTCAGAGAATGCTTCTCCCGTCAGGCTGCGGAAGATGCCGGGTCATTCATCTTGAGGCTGCCAAACGCTGGCTTCATTCACTTCATCGGCTATAGGAAGATTTCTCATGAAGGCAGTGTGCCAGAATTGTGCCACGGCCTGTCGAAGCCGGAATGAAACGGCCTGAGATCGATCGGCGCTATTTCGCTTCCAGCCCAGCAGATACCGTCATAATGAAACTCCCGGAAAACGGTGTGACCGCCTTCCAAGCTGGAGATGTGGGTTCGATTCCCATCGGTCGCTATCGCAAGGATTTACTGAGAAAGGAAATGCAAGCGGGTCTTTCAACAGCGGACTGCGCAAGCCCGAAGTGTGAAAGGAATTGTGAAAGATTTTTAGAATGAGGCGCCCGTATCTGCTCCACAAGCGCGGCAAGGTCTGGTACTACCGGCTGGCCGGCCAGCGCACCTTCCACTCCACCGGCCAGGCCGTTGAATCCAAGGCCCACGCCTACGCCCTGGCCGTGATCCAGCAAAAGGAAAGCCGGCAGCAGCTCAGCCAGGCCACCCTGAAAGAGTACGCCCGGGACTTCTTCGACTGGGAGCGCTGTCCGTGGATCCAGCGCCAGCACAGCAAGGGCCACTCCTTCAGCCGCACCGTGGCCGCCGATCGCCGGGCCCACCTGAAGAATCACATCTTCCCGAGGTTTGGCAGCACTCTCCTGGCCGAGCTCAACGCGGTGGAGGTGGAGACCTGGTTGAGCTCCCTGGACCTGTCCAACCAGACCCGCATGCACATCTTGAACAGCCTGCGCATCGTCCTGCGGGAGGCCAAGCGCGAGGGGCTGCTTGCCGCCAATCCCCTGGCCGAGGTCGAGACGTTCAGCGTGCGCCACCAGCGCCGCGGCGTGCTCACCGAGGAGGAGCTCGAGGCCCTGTTCCCGCGGGAGCGCCGGAAGTTCAAGAAGGTCTGGCCCCTCCCCTACCACGGCGTGATGTACGCGCTGATGGTGTCCTCCGGGGCCCGCTCCGGGGAGATCCGGGCCCTGCCCTGGCGGGCCGTGATCTGGAAGCACTCCGGGATCCTGATCCTGCGCGCCGTCACCGCGGACGGCATCATGGACCTGCCCAAGGGCTCTTCCAGGTCCCGAGAGTTCAGCCGGCAGCGGGCCGTCGTAGTCCCGAAGCGCACCCTCGATCTGCTCGCCTGGTGGCGCCGGCAGACGCGCTACCCATCCGAGGACCAGCTGGTATTCCCGGGCGCCGGCGGCCGGCCCCTGGCCAGGCGTACCGTCTCCATCTCGCTGCAGCGAGGCCTGCAGGGGGCCAAGATAGAGCCGGCCGGCCGGATCCTGGTCACGCACAGCCTGCGGCACACCTACAACACGCGCATGAAAGAGCTGCTCACTGGCGAGCTGTTCGAGGAGTTCACCGGCCAGAGCCTGCTGCGCGAGTTCACCGGCCACCACTCCCAGAAAATGACCGATTGGTACGACAACCCCGAATGGGCCACCCGCCTGGCGGCTTACGGCAAGGCGCGCGCGCAGATCGAACACTTCTGGAAGGAGCCAGCCAATGGCGGATGATTCCCTGCCCTATCGCTACGCCCTCGCTCCCCGACAGGATCGGCCGCAGTTGGAGCTGGACTACTTGCATTCTGACGACCTGGGCACGATCGAGAAGGGCATCCGAGACACAACCAAGGGAGTTGACTTCGCCAACCTGGTCGTGGCCATAGCCTTCGCCAAGATCGACCGGGAGGCCCTGTACGTGCAGGCCGGCTGCAAGTCCTACCTGGAATACCTGGACAAGGCCGAAGAGCGCCTGAACATGAGCCGCCAGACCATGAGCGACTATAAGCGGATCGGAGAGATTTACATCGAGTACAAGAGCCAACTGCAGCAGGTCGGCTTCCGCGAGGAAGGCAACCTGCACAAGCTGCGCTATCTGCCCCGGGCCCTGGAGCGCCATCCGGCCCGGGAGGTGTTCGCGCGCCTGGTGCGCGACTCCCTGCGCAAGTTCGCCGCCTACGCCACCCCGGGGATCCCGGAGGCCTCCGCGCCGCGGCGCCACGTGCCCCGCATCGAGATCCGCGCCGACAAGATCATGGTGGACGGCAAGAACATCCTGCGCTTTGACCCGGGGCTGCGGCCGGAGATCCGCGAGGAGCTGGCCGGTTACCTGGTGAAGATCTACGAGGTCAAGGCTGGCGGGAACACGCCGCTGATCCTGGATGTTTACGACGAACAGGAAGGCCGCGCCGTGGATCGGTTCCTGCGGCGCCGGCGAGAGCGCAAGTAGCCTATTTCAGGGCCCAGCCAGCCGCGCCGCCGGCCAGGGCCGCCAGCGCGATCCAGAGAACGCCCCGGGCCCGTACCTTACGGACCTGGAGTTGGGCCGCCTCGGCGGCTTCCTTCCACAATTCCGCGGAGCGCTTCCAGGTCGCCAAGAGCACCTGCAGCTTGTTCTCGGATTTCTCCTGCAACGCCTTCAATTCGGCCACCTGCAGCGACAAGGCTTCCGAGTCGGCCCGCGAGCTCTCCAGCTCTTGCCTCAGCGCCGCGAGCTCGCTCAACAGCTCTTGCGCGCGCTGCTCGTTCCCCTGCGAGAGTGTTTTCCAGCTGGCCGATTCGCTCTCCAAGTTCTCCGCGAGCACGATGATAGTCTGAAGCCGCAGCTTCAAGCTCTCGATCAACCTGCTCTGCTCGCTGTCGGTAGTCTCTTGCGCGCTGATCGGCGGGGCGGAAAAGAAGCAGATACACAAGACCAGCGCCCAGCAGCACGCCCAGAAGGAGGGCCAACGCAATCCATTTCGCATACTTCATACCTTTCCTTTCAGCCGGTGAGGCCTTGTAGGCCATCCTTGACCGCCGCGCTCTTCGCTTTCAAGCCCTCGGTCCACCGCTTCAGGTGGCTGCCCCCCGCGGCCACGGAAAACATGGCGAACCAGGGGCCTTTGAGGAAATCCGTCACCATCAGGAAGCGCTTCATGTCCAGGTTTAAGTAGTACACGCGCATGGCCTCCAGGACCATCCACAGGATGATCAGGAAGGTGAGCCAGCGCAGCGCCTTGATCCCCACGTCGAAACGGCTTTTCATGCCATCACCTCAGTTTCCAGCAGGGGACTCTCCAGGAAATCCCCCGGGGCCGTGTAGCCTTCCATCCGCCCGGGGAACAGGTCGATCCCGGCGGCCTTCTTCGCCTCGTCACAGCTCACGCTGCACACCTCGCCCAGCTTGCCATTGTCGAAGGGCACCCAGCCAAGCCGCTCGAAGAAATCCCGATGCGGGATCACGATCGCCAGGATCAGCAACTTCGGCACGTTGTAGGGCCGGCGCTTGTTGAGGTTGTCGATCCAGTAGCGTAGCTCGGCGGTGTTCTGTTCCGTGGTCATGGGAATCTTCAGCCGCAGGTGCGCGTCGGCCCGCTCGCTGCCAAGGCTCATCTTGATCCCGGTCCGCCACCAGTAGCCAACCCACCAGACCGTGGACTCGAAGGTTAGGCCTCGCAGGTAGGTCTTACTGTGGCCCCATGGTTTTTTCGTCACCCGCTTGATGGCCCAGCCGATGACTCCCCTGCTCTTGTCGATCCCGATCGTGCCCTCTTGCATTTCATCCCCCTATTGAGCCAGCTTCTCCAAGGCAGTCTGCAACGCCTGAAGTTCCTTCTTCACTTCCGCCAGATCATCCTTTTTCAGAAAGCGATCCCCAAGCACCGAAAGGGCTACAATCAGGCCGAGAATCCCTGTTGCGACGGAGACCGCCCTGATCACGCTCTTCATCATCTCCCTTGAAGTTGCGGGGCAGACACGCGGCCGTTTGGCAATCCATGCCTCCGTCTCGTCCTGCCGCGTCAACAGACCCTTGCCCCCGTTGCCTACCACGTGAACCTTGAGCCCCTTCACGTCGACGCGCACCTCAGAGAGGACCTCCAGGATCTGCTGATTCGTGACACCCACTACTTCTTCTCCTCCGGCCAGCCGAGAAGCGCCCGGACGTCGCCCGTGCGAATGGCCTTGATTGCTCTCCGGGGCCCGGCATACGGCAGGCCCATCGCGAAGGAAAGAGTCTCCAGCATGTTCTTGAGCGCCGTGTCCCAGTCGCCTTCCGTGACCTGCTTGAAGGTCTCGGTGGCCGCGGATACCGCCGGCACCAGCTTCACCCCACCGCTCTGGAAGCGCTTGTCCGAGAGGATGGAGAAAACGTCATTCCCCACGATCGGCCAACTCTCCACGAACTCGCTGGCCAGGCCCAGCAGCAGCCGCTTGCGCTTCTTCTCTTCGTCGTCCCCCTGCAGGGCCCCGGAGGCCAGGGCGATGAACATGCCGGCCATGGCGATCGAGGTTACGTCGGCCATGGCCCGCAGGAACTCCTTGCGCCGCAGGGCCAGTGGCACGTCGAAGCTCAGGCGGTTCCAGATGGCGTTGAGCTCGGAGGTGAACATGGTGAACCACTTGGCCAGCTCCCCCATCCGGTAGATCTGCGCCATGTCCTGCACCCTAGCGGAGGGCTGGGACCGCAGGGTGGCCTCATCGGCGGCCTCGATGGCCTTCAGCTCGTCGCCATCCGTCTCCCGCAGGATCTTGTCGTACACCGCCTTCCAGCCGATCGAAACGGTGGTGATGTCCATGATTTCCAGGCCCTTCATGCCCCACCGGCCGATCTTGCCGACGATGTTGTTGTACAGGCCCACGTTGGTGCGCTTCAGGTTCTCCAGCTCCTCGCTGATCTGGCGGTTGCGGACCAGCTCGCTGCGCGCCCTCACGAACTCCACCAGGGTGTTGCTGAAGATGTGCCCTCCGGCGATTGCCTTCACCTGGCCGGCGGCGAATTGCGCCGTCGCGGAGAGCAGGTATACCGGCGCCAGAGGCCCCAGGTCCGCCATGTAACCCAGCGAGCCCACCGCCTGCTTGGCCATGGAGAGCAGATTGAATCCCAGCCAGGCGATCGTTGCGTGCGCGCGGCCCATGCGCGAGAGCCTTTCCAGCCCGCTCATGCTCACGTAGGCTTCGGCCTGCGCCAGGTCGTTGATGTACTTGGAGAGCCAGTGGTTGAGCTCCGGCCCGTATTTCTGGGTAATGGCCTCCCGGACCTGGTCGCTTTCCAGGCTCCTGTGCATTTCCTTGATGATGGTGTCCTGGTGGATGAATCCCTCCTGGATCTTCACCCCCTCGACCCACAGATTGATCAGGTCGGTGCGGATGGGCTTCTGGTGAACGTCGGCGATATCAATGCGTTCATGGGTCGGGCCCCGGGCGATGTACTGCCTGCGCAACCCGGCCCGGCCGGTGAGCTCGGCGGCTACTTCATCCTGTCGGGTTTCGAAGCTGATCTCCTTCCGGCGCATGGGCACGTAGTGCGACTCCCCGGGCAGATCCTCGTTGAAGATGTCGATATACGCATCCCGCAGCCGGGGAAAGTTGCGCTCGAAGTCCTCGGCGATGGTGTCGGCCAGCGCGCGCTCTTTCTCCGTGAGCTTGCCGATCCCCTTGAGAACCACGGTCAGCGGTAGGTTGTTGCCTCGCGGCAGGCCCTCCGGAGAGGTCACCAGCGCGGCAAAAGTGCGCTGGTTCTGGATCCCGATGTGCCAGTACATGACCTCCTGCAGCGTCGGCAGCTTCCCGTTGGTGTAGCGGAAGCCGTCGATGTCGAAGTCCCGCCCTACCCATTCGAGGCCCTTCTTCGCGCTCACCTGGTCGAAGCTGAAGCCCAGCTCCTTGGCCTTGTTGACGACCTTTTCCATGCGCACGCGCACGGCCTTCTTGTAGGCCCCCCAGGCCTCGTTGACGCGCTTCTGGCCCAACTCGCTGAAGGCGCCTTTCTCCTGGCCGGCGAACACGCCATCCAGAAGCGCCAGCACGCGGTTGGGCTTCCAGCTGGAGATCAGGCCCTTGAGCAGCAGCGGCGTGGGCTTCACGCCACCCACCGGCTTTTCGGGCTCCTCGCCCCGGAGGACCGCGGCGGAAAGGCGGTTCTTCAACTCAGCGCGCTGCCGGAACTTCGCCTGCACCTCCAGGAAGCGCATCAGGGAACCGGTCCGGCGCAGGCCGTCCAGGATCTCGGCGACTCGCTCGAGCTCCGCCATGGTCATTTTCGACAGGGGCACCGAGTAGATCCGGTCCAGCTCCTCCTTTCTCATCAGGGCGGCGGCCTCCGGATGCTCATCGAAGAACTTGCGCCACTGTTCCCGGGAGTAGACGGTCTGCTTCTGGCGCTTCACCGGATCCAGGCCGCGCTGGATCTCTCGGATCTGCTCGGCATAGCCGCGGAACTGGATCCCCCGGCCCGGCGGCCGCATGATGTCCTTGAGCAGCTTCTTGCGGGCGTCCCGGAGCTTCTTGGCGGCCCGGCGCTGGGCGGCGGCCTTGCGCATGCCCTCCTTGGTCCGGGCCACCGCGGCCTTCTTCTCCGCGTAGAACTTCACCCGGCTGGCCTTCCGCTCGGCCTTGGCCTTTTCCTCATCGATCAGCTTCTGGATCTCCCGGCCGAACACGATCCCTTCCGTATAGGCCTGGGCTTCCTCAACTGGGGCCTCTTTCGCGAGGATCCGCTTCCAGGCGCCCTGCTCCTGCATGATCAGGGCGACGTGGGCGTTGCCGGCCAGGGCGTTGCGCAACCTGGTCCGCAGGGACTTGATCCGGCGCTCGATGGCCTCCAGCTGCTCCTGCTTGCCGGTTTTCTGCTCCCGCTCGGCCATCGCGGTCTCCAGCTCCTCGCCGGCCTTGACCGCGACCTGCTCTTCGGCGGTGAGACTGCCCAGCACTTCCTCCGCGGCTTCGACCTGCTCCTTGGCGGTAGTCTCTACCTCTGCCGTCAAGCCCAGCGCATCGAGGGCCAATTCCTCGATTTCGGCTTCGGTGAGGTCGCCGGTGACGGCCTTGGCGGCGAGCTCCGGATTCTCGATGTCCTTGGCCGCCTCTACCTTCGCCTGGTAGTCGTAGGTCGGCGCGCTGGGAAGCACAGGGCTCTGGATCGGCACGGTGGCCGGGGCTGGCGGCTCCGGCTTGTGGGCTTCCTCCCAGACCTCTTCGTAGAATCGCTGGGCCTTCTCGCCGGCCAGGTCGGCGTCCCCGGGCTCCCCGTACTTCCCCTCGATGTCCGCGCGGAAGGCCTCCGCGCTCTCGAAGCCCTTGGCCAGCTCCACATATTGCTGGTAGATCTCCGCGTCAACGGCGGTGCCGTAGAGGAACTCGCCCTGCCAGTCCTCGGGGTGAAATAGGATAGATCCCTCAAGTATTCTTTCAATTCGTTCGAAAGCTTGTTCGAAGGCAGCGTCAATGGCGCTTCGGTGGCTTTCATATTCTTCTAAATCTTCGGTGATTCCCAGCACCTCAGACCTTACCGATCTATTTGGCGCTTCATGGATCTGTAGTGTTTCTCTGATCACTTGCCTTATGTTCTTCTTGCCCTCCATGAGGGCGAGTGCATTCTGTACGCTTACTCCTTCCTCAATTAATGCCTGCTTGATTTCTTCATCCACATGAAACAGTGCTTTGTCGTAGGCCTTGCCGGCGTCCAGGTCCATCTCGGTTCTTCGGAAACGCATATCGGCAAACACGCTCGCCGGGACCTCCTGGGTCGCCGAGATGCGGTAGTCCTCGCTCATCGCGTGCTTCAGGGCCTTCACGTGCGAAACGAACAGCGTATGAGAGAATGGGCCGTACTTGTCGAAGAAAGAAATCTGCCAGCGAGCCCCGGGGCGGGTGGCCGGAAAGAGGATATGGAACTTCGACCGGTCCGGGCTCTCGAACAGGATCGCCGACCTACGGCTGCGCTCGTCTTTCAGCACCGCCAGGATCTTCCGGTTTTCTTTCATCTGGAAATCCCGGAACCGCCTCTCGATCTCAATCCCCGAACCTGGTTGCTCCTCGGCGATCGGGATGATGGCTTCCAGGGCCGCGATCGTACGATCGTGCTCCTCCAGGTCCTCCTGGGGGATCTCCTTGTGGAACAGCTGCGTGACGGCTTGCGCGTCTACCTGTGGGGCCATTTTCGCGTAGAAGCGGCGCACATCCTGCATGGTGGGCTGCATCAGATTTTCCCAGCCGATCGTACGGGCCTCACCTTCAGCGCTGCTCAGCTCCATCACCATCAGCTCTTTGCCGGCGATCAGGTATTCGATCACCTTCATCTGTTCGTCTGTCGGAATCATGGTGCTCTGGATCGCGAGCTCGCCCATGATGCCTACATCCATTCGGAGGGCCCCGGCTTGCCAAGCAGCTTCATAGGCCGGCGGTTGTTTATCCGCCCATTCTGCTCCCAGTTCCTTGCTCTTCTTGAGCTGAGGGAAAACGAGCTCAATCCCGATATGGCCGATGCGGTCGTGGTATTTCCAATACCCCTCCCCTTGGTGCTTCTCCCAAGAGAAGTCCAGCATCCGGCCATCCGATAGAATCCAGGAGGCGTGCTTCTGGTTGTCGGTCGTGCCGAATACCTCCACGGCCGCGGCGTTGAACTTCTTCTGTAGCTCGGGATCCCGGTGGAACAGAGAGAGGTTGTCGGCGTCGTCCTTCAGGCGCTCCAGGGTGACAGCGGTCTGCTTGTCGGCCATCGCCCCGCTGACGTGCTTCCATCCCTCCTTGGTTTTCTCCCAGTCGGCGATCCGGATCTCCTGCTTCTCGGCGAAGTCGAAGATCGGCTGCACGTCCGGAGCCTTGGGCCGCAGCAGCTTGTCGTCCCACGGGACCAGGTCGAAGCCGGGGGGCTCGCCTTCCTCCGGATGCAGGAGAGCCTGCGCGGCCACCGGCAGGCCGGCCAGCTGTCGGGCCTCCCTCATCTTCTCGGGGTCTTGCGTCCAGCTCTCCCAGGTCTGCAGCTCCTCCCCCAGCGCATCGACCCGGTTCTGGATAGCCGCAACGTCGCCGGCCTTGAAGCCGTACTTCTCGACGATCTTGGCCTGCGCGCCCCGGGACAGCCGGACGGCCGAGGAAAGCGCCTGGCGCTCCTGCAGGAGCTCCGCCTTCTTCGCGCTCACGGCCTTGGCGATCGCTTCCCCCTCGCGGATCAGGGAGTCGTCAAAGCCGAACATATCCCCCTGGGCGCCGCCGGCGGTGGTGACGGTCTGCCGTGCTAGGGCCAGGAAGTTGCCCAGCTCGTCGGCCGATAGCTTCTTGGCCTTGGTGATCCCCAGGCTCTGCAGCCGCTCATCCCCCAGCGAGGCCGCGGCTATGGCTGCGGCTTTGGCCTCGGTGATCTGATCGTTTCGGTAGAGAGAATAGAGACCATCGGAGGCATATCGGCCAATCGCGAAGCCGCTTCTTCCCTTGTGGCGATCAAGAAGTCCTCGGCGGGATGCTTCTTGCTCGGTGACTTGTCTCGCCCTGAAGTAGTTGGCATAGTCCCTCACGCTCCCTTGTCCGTCGCGGATGTTGGCCTCGGCGTCGAAGCTCATGGCCATCGCGGCGGTGAATCCGTCCGCCTCCCGCACGATCTGCGAGAGGATCGTCGGCAACTTCAGCCGTTGCGCCAGATCCAGCCGGTGGCGCCCGGTAATAACCTCCAGCCGTCCGTCCTGCCGCTCCCAGAGCACGATCGGCGGGATCCCGACCTTGACGTATTCCTCACCCTTCAGGGCCTCGATGATGCCGCGGCGGTCGGCCAGCTCCTTGAAGTTGGGGACCTCCGCGCTCAGAGTGATCCGGGAGAGCTCGACCTCCACCGGAGGTACGGCCGAGGGGCTGATGATGGTGGCGGCGCCCTCGGTCGACGGGGGCACGCCCTCTTCCACCTGGCTCACTTCCACCGCCGGGGCCGCCGGCGCCGGGACCTCGGCGGTGGCCTGGGCAAGTCCGCTGTCCGGCTTTTTCATCAGGCTGTCGTAGGCGGCCTGGAACTCCTGTGAAAGCAGCTCCGGCTCCTTGCCCAGCCTCTCCCGGATGAAGCTCAAGACGGCCCTCAGGGCCGCGGCGATCTGCTGGAACACGGACTGCAGCTCTGGGGTGGGCGCCTTTCCGGTGGCCAGGTAGTCCTCGAAGCGATCGGCCAGGTCCTCGATGTCGTCCACCGTCCAGGTCTGCCGGAGCTTGCCCAGCGCCGTTTCGAACTTCTTCACCTGGTCAGGGGAAAGCGCCAGCCGCTCGACCGCATGGAAAAACTCATGGACTCCATGGTGGAAATCGGCCTTCCCCAGCGCCGTGAAAAGGGCTTTCACCTGGCCCTTGAACTGATCCACGGTCAGGGGAGCGATGAACTCCCCCCCGACCCGGAAGCGCGTACCGGCGATCCCCGTTCTCTCCTTCAACTCTGCGGCCGCCTCCGGTGTCACCAGGGCGACTTCGGGGCTGATGAACTGCCGCAGCCAGTCTTGCGTGCTCTGGCCAGAGACTTGCGCGAAGGTGTCGGACAGTTTGCCGAACAACTCCGCCTGCTCCGGGGTGGTGGCGTTGAAAAGCTGCCCCATGCGCTCCACGAACAGCCCGCGGGTGAGGTCCTGCTGGGCGGTGGCCTGGGCCTCCGGCCTGGCGACCTCGAAGCGCTGTAGGCCCCTCTCAGGCCCCAGCGGATTGGTAGCGACCAGGTCCTCTTTCAAGGCGACGTCCAGCTCGTCGGTCGGGTTCCACTCGATCTCCTGCCCCGGGTAGCGGGCCGCCAGGTCCAGCAGCAGCTCCCGGCGCAGATCCTGCTCCGTCTCGTTGACCACGTCCTCGACGTAGATCCGCTCCCCGATGGTCTCGAAGGAAATGAAGCCGTAGCGCTTCCCGGTGGTGGGATCCCCGGCCTTCAGGAGCGCGACGACCCCCTGCTTGCCCCGCGTGAGGGTCTCGAGCTCCGTGTGCACCCGACCTTCCGGGCCCCGGACCGGGGCCGCTGCCTGCGCACCCTGCGCACCTGGCGCGGCCTGTGCGGGAGCTGCCGCGGCGGCCTGCTCCTTGCCGGGATGCTGTTGGTCCCAGACCTTGCCCAGGTAGGTGCGCCAGGCCGCATCGCTGACCCCCGTGCCCTGCAGCACGTGGTCCCCGCGCATCACCGAGCCGATGAAGCCCAGGCGGCTGGGCATCTTCTTGGCCAGGTCGCGGATGCTGGACAGCTGGCGCACGTCGGCCCGCAGGCCGGCCGGAGCTCCGGAGACGCCGAAGATCAGGCCCGCGGAGACGCCACCGTAGAAGGCCTGACCGATCCGGCGGGCGGCTTCCTTGGTGGTCATGGGCGCGATCGTGGTCAGCACGTCCTGATTCTTCGCCAGCTCCCGGGCGGCCAGATCCGTGAAAATCGACGTGAGCTCCTGCAGGGGTTCCTCGATGCCTTCTCCGAGGGCGGCGCCCACCGCCTGGCCTGCCAGCCGCGTGGCCACCGCCCCGACCACCCCCGTGGCCATCATCTTGTTGGCGATCAGCGTCCCCGCGCTCTTCAGCGCCGGCGTGATCCCGGGCAGCTTCACGCCCAGGAGGATCTGCCCAACCGACTCGATGGCGCCCTCGACGATTCCCTCGATGTCGGACAGCGGGGCGGCGATGTTGTGCGGGACCTGGGCCTTGATCATCCGCCAGTAGGCCAGGCCGCGCATCACCTGGATGATGTCCTGGGTGGATCCCACCGCGAAGCCGACTGAAGCCATGGCCAGGGTGATTGCCGGCACGCTCATGCCCTCGGTGACTCCGGCCGCGGCCAGTCCCATCGGCGTAGCCGCGAGGGTCAGGCCGGCCACCGCGCCGGCGCCTGCGCCCATGATCCCGCCGCGGAGGAAGGACTGCGCCATGAGCGGCGTACTCTCCGTGGCCCAGAGCAGCGCGTTCTTGATCCAGGGCCTCGGGATCTCCGTCAGGGGCACGATCGCGGCTTCCAGCGCCTCCAGGCCCTTGATCATCGCCGGATCCTGCCCGCCGCTCTCCCGCAGCTGGAGGGCCAGCTTGCCGATGTCGTAATTCTTCATCCCGTTGTCCCAAGCGTCTCGGAGCGCCTGCGCGAACACGGGGGCCGGCGCGATCTTCCCCAGCCAGGCCTGTGACAGCTCTTCCAGGTTGGTGTAGGTCTTGGCGGGATCCAGGTCGAAGGTCTTGGCGATGTACTGGGTGGCGTTGATCCGGGTCATTTCCGCCACCGGATCATCCGCGGCGGCCAACAGGCGCATGAGGTTGATGCTCGGGTCCTCCGGTGCCGGCTCCTGCGGGATGGCCCCCTTCGAGCGCGCGTACATGGGGCTGGTTTCCAGGCCCAGCTGCTCGCGGACCGGATCCACGGCCTGGGGCACCGGGGGAATGACGGCTACCGGCTTCTTGTCCTTCGGAAACAGGGGCGGCACGGTCGCCTCAGTCTCCAGGCCCAGCTCGGTGCGGTAGCGGTTCAGATCGGACACTACCGGCCCCCCGTTTTCTTGCGGGCCTCTTCCTGGAGCTCCAGGCCTTCCATACGGCCCTTGAGCAGGAGCTGCTCCTCGACGCGCTTGGCTGCCGCGGCCTCGGCCTCCTGCTCACGCCGGGTGATGTCCTCGGCCGCCGTGGCCTGGCCGGCCTCGCCGACCTGCTGCCAGGTGTACTTCCCGCCTCGGGTCCTGGCCAGGCGGAACAGGGTGAGCTGCTTGCCCTCAACCTTGTAGGCGTAGGGGATCCCGCTGGCGCTGATCAGGATCGCGGTCCCCGGCTTCCCGCCATAGGCCCCGGTGGTGTCCGTGAACACGGAGGCGATGCCCTGCTCCGGGAACTCCGTCCGGGCCCGAGCCACCAGGTAGGCGTTGTACCGGGCCAGGTAGTCCTGGCGGGCGCCAACCAGGCCGGTGTACTTCCCCTCCTCGATGTCGCGGGAAAGCAGCTCGAACTCATCCAGCACCTTCTTGTCCCCGAAGAGGACCTCCCAGCTGCGGCGGCCCCAGCGGTCGATGTTGCGCATGGCCACCGGCTTCACCAGGTTGTTGGCGGCAGCCTCGATGGTTTTCTGATCGGCGTCCGGGTTGTCCTGCATCCAGGTCCGGAAGTCGTTGACTACCCGCATCTGATCCGGGCCGTCCAGACCCGAGGCCTTGGTTTCGATGTACTTGATGGCCGCGCTGAACGCTGGATCTTCCTTCACCCCCAGGTATTCGAAAGCCGCCTTCACGAAGGAGCCGCGGACCAGGGGCCGTCCCGTGCCTTCCTTGTCGCGGCCGTAGTAGGCATCTTCCACCATCTGCCGGAGGGACCCCAGCGGGATTTTTCCCTTACCGAGCGCCAGCCGGGCCCAGAAGGAGTCCTCGTTGTTCTTGTACCAATCATCCAGCGCCCCGGAAGGCAGGGTGCCCATGTTCAGGAGCTGGGCGCGCTTTGCCGCGAACCGCTGCTCCCAGGTGTACTTCTGATCCCCGTTGTAGAAGTCGGAGGCTGCCAGCTGCCCCACGGCCTGGTCGATCTTCTCGACGCTGTCCGCCTCGATGTGCAGGTCGGCGAAGGTCCGGTCCAGCTGCTCATCCGCCAGCTTCCCGGCCTGGCCCTGCTCCCGGGCCAGCTCGTCAGCAAGCTTCAACCGGGTGTCGGCGTCCAGGGAGTAGCTCTCTTCGGCGAAGGCCGCTTCCGCTTCCTCGCTGGCCAGCCAGGCTACCCCCTTCTCGCCCATCTGCCTGGCCGCCTCCATGGTCTTGTCCCGGACGACTTCCTGGATCGCCGCGTCCTTGAGCTTGGCCAGGTCGGAGGCCTCGAACTCCATGGCCGTGCCCGCGGCAGCCAGCTCCGATTGCACTCGACCCACGTCCAGGTCCTGGATGGCCTGGTTGATGGACTGCACGCGGAGCGTTCGAGCGTGGTCGATTGCGCGGGTGTCGGAGAGCTTCTGCACGTTATCCGCCCAGCCTTGGCGCAGGTCCCCCAGCTGCCGTTCGATCTCCCGCTTGGCCCCCGGGAGCTTGAGGCCCTTGCCCAGCTCATCGCGCAGGCCAGAATAGAAGGTGTCCAGCTTCTCCCCGTAGTCGGCATACTCGGGATCCCGCTGCAGCTCGCTCCAGAAGGTCCGCCACTGATCGCGGGCCTTGTTGGCGGCATCGTTGGCCTGGTTGCGGTTGGCCAGGTCGAACATCTTTCCGGCGAAGCCGGTTGCAACCTGCTCGACTCCGGCGGCCAGCTGGCCCCGGGCCCGAGCCTCCGCGCCAGCCAGGCCTCGGCGGCTGGGTTTGCGCGGGACGCCGATTTGCGGCTGGTAGATCGGGATCGCCATAATCCTCCTACGCCAGCATGCTGCCGGCGGACGCCAGGCTGCCCAGGAGGCTGCCCCACACCTGGTAGGGGCGGGTTTTCTTGAGCACGTCGGCCTCCGCTTCCATGGCCTCGGCGTCCCATTCGCCTTGCTGTCGAAGCCGGCTCACGTCCTGGCTCATGCGCCGGGAGGTTTCGCCGATCAGGGCCAGGGGGGAGCCGCTGGTGAGCTTCACCCCGGAGCGGCCGATCATGGCCTGCTGGGTGCCGGCGAACTGCTTCTGCTGCAGCTGGAGGTCCTCGACCTTGAACTCGGTTGCCTGGCGGGTCTGTTCCGCCTCTTCCCGGGCTGCGGCCTCTTCGGCCTTGCTCTCGTCGGAAGCAGCTTTGGCCTTCAGCGCGCCACCGATCAGGGCTGCGCCCGCGGCAATTATAGCGATCCACGTAAACGGATCCATAGGGCGCTCCTATTCTCCCACGTTCAACTTGCCCACGATGCCCAGGATGCTCATAGGCAGCGGCTGGTCTTGCACGATCATGATGCTGCCTTCCTCGCTGAACTTGCCCCCGATGGTGACCCGCTGTGCCCCGGTTTTCAGGTCCACTGTATCATAGCGGATGGCCTTGAGGCTGGCCTCGTCCGATCCGATCTTGCCCCCGCGGCTCTTGGACAGCAGCAGGAGGGCCTCCGGGATCCTCACCGGGGAGAAGTGCCCCAGGCGCTGGGTCCACATCTTGCCCGTGTAGGGCAGACCGACGTGGATCTTGGCCGCGTACTGGTCGATGGTGATGGCGCCGGCGGAAACCACTTCCTGGCCCAGCTCCACCCCGTCAGCGTAGACCGCCACCGTCTTGGCCTCCAGGTGATCCAGGCCAGAGAGGGCCTTCACAACCTTCTCCAGGAGTCCGCCAGACACGTATGCGCCCATCTCCGCCCCATCTGCGAAGGTAACTCCATCGGTGAGGTACAACTCGAAGGTGTTGGTCGTCTTGCTCTTCACCATGTAGCTGTTGCCGTTGAGCTGGGTCATTCCAACAATCCCGGTGATCCGCACGAACTCGTCGTTGACGAAGGGATGGCCGTTGGCGGTGACCATGACCGGGGAACGCGCTTTCAGATCATCGAAATAGATGTATTCGCCAGCTTCTGCCGTTGACTGGAGTAACAGCAGGGCCGTGGCTGCGGTGGCGGAAGCAGGAATCGTCATTTCTGCCTGGATCGATTCCCAGGAATCCGACAGGGAAGCCGCCTGGCTGATGTAGGTCCAGGCTCCGGAGTCATAGTAGCCAATCCGCAGTACGATTTCGCTGGGGCTCGGGCCTCCGGCAGGCGGCACGTAGAACCGGACCGTCACCTTGTACTTCCTGCCGGCAACAAAACCGTGAAGATCCGTGGTCAAGGCGTTGTCCACGAAGTACTGCCCGCCCGTGCTTCCGGATGCGGAGGTCTTGGTGAGCTTCATCGAATAGCTGCCCTGATAGGCTCGATCGGCGCTTCGGGCGCAGGTGCAGCTATAATGCGATTCCGCATCGTCCTGCACGTGGGGAATGTCCACCGACTCGCAATCGCCGTGATCCATCAGCGGATAGCTGGCCGCCCCGTTGACCAGGTCCTGCGTGGCGCTGTAGTCGTAGATCTTGCCGCAGTCCACGAAGTGGTAGTCCTTCTCGTCGGAGGGCCGGCGCTGGGGCTGCATGTACTCGATGTACTGCTTGGTGACGCCGTTGATCACCCGCTGCACGCACAGGTAGATGGTGTCCTCGCCGTTGGAGGCGTCGCCGGAGACGATGGCCAGGCTCTTGATGATGCCGTCCCGCGGATGCCGGCCCCAGGCCACGATGCTGTTGTTGCGGTCCAGGGTCAGGGAGGCGAGCTCGCCGGTCCCCAGGCGGGTCCACAGCATGGAGCTGGGGGAGCGCTGCCAGGCGAGCTCCTGGAAGCCCAGCTCGCCGATATGGTCCGCCAGCAGGGTTAGATCCGGGGAGACGTAGCCGCCCCGCTCCTGGCTGTACAGGAACTCCAGCAGCCGCTGGCCGCCCTTCTGCACGTAGAGCAGCGAGGCATTGGCGAGCACCGCGCAGATCTCCGCGCTGCCGTTGCCAGACACGCGGTCGGCAAAGACGTTGGATCCAGTGATGGGAGCATCCCCGCCGGTCAGAAGCCACTCGCCCAGTGTGGTGCCCACCACGACATTATGGGCCTTGGTGCGCATCCAGATGATCTCTTCCAGTACGTCAGAGGCGAGGCTGTATTCAAACCCGAAACTGGCATCCAAAGAATCGAGAGTGAAGTCCTGCGGCCATCCCGTGCGTGAGCCCCAAACTGTCCCATCTCTTGCGACTAGTAGTCTCTGATCGTGGAACGTGAGAGCCTGCGGAAATCGCGATGCCCAAGGCACGGGTTCCCATCCGTTCACAACAAAAGCACAATCCTTGGAAGCGCCGGCAGGCAAATCTGCCGGATTCGATAGCTTGGTGAATGTATCGCCCGCGTGTTTGTAGATCGTTACATAAGGCGTGGTGCCGGAAACAACGGCAAGATAGTTATCACCAGAAGAGAAGGCACATGATTGTCCAGCGGCTGGACCCGCGGTTGGATCTGCCAGTTTAATGAATGAATCGCCGCTACGCTTATAGATTAAAACATATGGCGTGGCATTATGAGCAACTGCGAGATACAGATTGTCCGACGAGAAACAGCATTGGTGCCCGCCATTAGGCAGACTTGCAGGATCGGATAGTTTGTTGAAGGCATCCCCATCTCGCTTGTAAATGTAAATATACGGGGTAGTCAACGAAGTAATAGCCAAATAGTTTTCGTTGGGAGAAAAACAACCACCGGTCCCGCCGCCCGGAGGAATGGGTGAGGGATTCGGTAGCTTGGTGAAAATATCCCCATTCCGCTTGTAGATGGTTAGGAAGGGCGTGGTTCCATTCCCAGCCGCCAGATACGTGCCGCTATTAGAAAAGAAACAGCGTAAAGGAATACCCGGAGGAAGATCGGCAGGGTCAGACAGTTTTACAAAGGTATCGCCTGTACGCTTATAAATCAGAATAAACGGAGTTGCGTCCGTGCAAACGGCAAGATATCTGGAATCCAGCGAAAAAGCACATCCCCTCACCAGAGCAGGAGGAAGATCTGTCGGATTTGCAATTTTCTCATATTTCTCGCCACTTCTCTTGTAGATCGACAGGAAAGGCGTTGTGGCGTGTCCGACGGCGAGATAAACACCATCCTCTGAAAATGCACAAGCCTCGGCATTGCCAGTCGGCAAAGTAGTGGCATTCGGTCTTTTTGAGAAAGTATCTGAGCCATATGAATAGATAGTGGCAAATGGAGTCGTTGTATGCGCTACCGCCAATGAAACATCTATGCCAGCATTCGATAGATTCCAAGCATAGTCGTTGAAAACCGCAAGGCGATGAAGCTGATAATCTGCATGAGCCAGGTAGGCTTTATTCTCCTGCTGCGCGATCTGTAGACCGAACAGATCGGCCGCCAGCCAGGGCGTGATGATCTCTAAGGGATTGCCCCCTTCAAGCAGCCGCGCCTTGTCCTTGTAGAACCGGCAGGCGAGCTCCGTGAGTTCGAGCACGTACTTCTCGCTCGAGGATTTCTCGAAGGGGATCAGCCGCACCGGGCTGGTGTTGGTCTTGGCCTCGCAAAGGAACACGGTGCCCGGGTCGAAGTCCAGGCCGCCCGCCGGGTGGAGGAGGAAGTTTTCCGATATGCGCAGGGTCTTGTCGTAGAGCGGGCTGTCGACCCGCGCCATGAAGCGGTCGGATACCTCGCCCCCCAGGAAACTGGTGTTGAACTTGCGTCCTTCGGCCATGGCCTGCTCCTACATTTCCGTGATCAGTTTCGAGCCCTTCTCCGGCTCCTGCCGGTAGCGCGCGTCCTGGCTGCGAGCCAGGGTCAGCAGCGCGCCGAACTCCTGGTCCAGCTCCTGCAGCTTGCGGGGGCTGGCCTTCAGGTCCGGGCAGGACACGGCCGCCAGGCGGGTGGCCACGGTATCAGCCAACAGCGGGGCGAAGAAGCGGAAATCCGCGAGGTAGCAGATATAGAGGATCTGCACCGTCTCGTCCGCGTAGTCGGTCAGCAGGATGTTGTGCTCTTCCACCCAGCTCCCGATGTCGATCCCGGTCTGGATCACCTTGATGCAGTCGTCCGGGAGCTTGAAGGCGTAGGAGTAGCCCCAGGCGGGGATCCGCCAGATCTTGCCGCCGGACGTCCAGACGCCAAAGCCGGTCCCGTCGACCTCCTCCGTGCCATCCTCGGTCCACAGCGCGAAGGTGTTGGCTGCCGCGGCCTTCACCATGTAGGAGTTGTCGTTGAGCTCGGTCATGCCGCCCACGTCGGTGAAGGATACGATGTCGCCGTTCTCGAAGGCGTGCCCGGTAGCAGTGATCACCACGGGCTTGGCCTTCGTGGCGGCCTCCACCAGGTCGGTGTCTCGCTGCAGGACCGCTCTCTTGCGCGCGCACTTCCAGTCGGCGAGCTCCAGGACCTCATGCAGGACCTGCTCCCAGACCGCGTTGAAGGCGTTGGCTTCCTCGCAGTCCTCCGTGCCGGTGGACAGGCGTAGCGTGATCCCCAGCTTGGTCAGCGCCAGGTTGTAGATCCGGACCTTGGTTTCGTTCAGGTTCATCTATGCCGCCTTGGAGAAAGGGCCAGCCGTTTCCAGCTGGCCCCCGATTCTCTTTTCCGCGGTGCGCCCGCTTAGTTCAGCACGATGCGGGCCAGCAGGCTCCCGGTCGTGTTCGCGGTCAGGGCGTACCAGTACAGCGAGATGTAGTCGTTCAGCCCCACATCCGGCAGCGGGACCTTGGCCACGATCCGCTGCGCCGGCGTGGTCGCCAGCGACAGCCGGGCCCCGGAGACGTCCGAGAAGATCTCCATCAGCTTGGTGTCCCCCGGGCTGGTGGAGCCGGTTTTCAGGTACAGCGAATAGATCTGCGCGTTGCTGGTGAACAGGCCGTCGGTCATCACCTCGATGAACTTCTTCTGGCCCACGCCCAGCTCGGTGATCTGGGCCTCCTTGAGCACCTTGCTCAAGGTCTTGCTGTTGGTCACCAGGTCGCCGGTCGCCGCGGTGAAAAACAGGTAAGCGTCGTCCATTTATTCGGTCCTCCTTAGACCTTTTGGCCTTACGCCACCACGGCTTCGGTGTTCTTGATCGAGTCCCAGCGGTGCACCGGGATATCGCCCTTGAACATCAGCACGCTGCCGCCGGAGTCCAGCCGCACCCAGCGGAGGATATGCTCGTCGCCGAGATCCTTGGCCTGCTGCTCCAGCTGGATGAACCCGGTCTTGTTGACGTACAGCACCGCCCCCGCGCTGTCCGGCAGGTTGTGGTACAGCTCGATGAGCTTGTCGATGTCGATCGGGTTGGCCGCTGCCGTGCCGATGTTGCACAGCCGCTGGTAGTAGGCCTCGTCCATGATGCGGATGCCGTAGCGGAAATAGAACTCGGTCACGTAGGCCAGCAGATCCTTGCTGTTGGCGCCGGCCACCAGGCGTTTCCCGAGGTCCTCCTCCTTGATGATCTCGGTCTTCCCGCCGGCCGGATAGAGCATCGAGCACTTTTCCGGCCCCCAGCCCATCAGGAGCGCGGAGGTGACAGCGTTCGAGCTGGCATCCCCGTTGTTGGCGATGTTCCCGCCCGCAAGGGTGGCCCGCCGCGTGGCGAAGCCGTCGATGTAGTTGGGATTGGCCACCGACCTGGTGGCGTACAGGATCTTGTCGCCCAGCCAGATGGCGCCGCCCCGCAGGTGCGCGTCGTCCTTGCGCCCGCGGAACTCCATGCCGCCGCCCGGCTTCGCCTTCTCCGCGATCAGGACCAGCTCCTGGTCCACGATGTTGCGATCCTCGTACAGAGTGATCGGCTCGGTGAGCTGGTCGGTCTTGCCGGAGGTGGCGTCGATGCCGTTGTTGATGGAGCGCATGTCGCCGTTGGGGAGGTAGGCGTCGCGGCCGAAGATGTCTCCGGTCGCCTGGTTAGCCTCTTCCCAGTGGGCATCGGCAAAGATCGGCGTGCGCTTGTTGTTGGACAGGATCTTGGCGACTTCAAGGAACCGCTCCCCGCCGGGGAGGGTTTCCTGCGCCAGATCCAGTAGGGTGGTTTTCCCTGCCAGGTCCACGTCCGCAAACCACTGGATGTGAACCTGGTCCAGCTGTTTCAGGAATGGATTCATAGCCTTGCTCCTCAAACCAAGTTTGAGGAACGTCCGTCTGCAACAGAGGTTGCCCGTTGACCGCCGCTTCCGATCCTCCCAGTCAGGTCGGCAGAAACGACTGTCGCAGGTTGGCTATGCTATCGCTTCGGGTTGCCCCTTTGACGCGGTATGACCTACGGCCTCCGCGTCTACGTTCTGCCTTACAGTATGTGAGCCATCGCCTCGCTCGTCAAGGTCCGGAATCAGCACGCAGGTCTGCCGCGGGTAGTCCGGATCCCGGATGAACTTCATGCTCATCTTGGCGCTGGAAATGCTCGCCGCGGCCGCCCGCTCCTGTTCCCGGTTCACATCATCGAACACCCAGGCAGTCCCCGGATGCCCCCAGCGGATGTACGCGGCCAGGGCTGGCGGGCTGGCCCTGCCCTCCACCGGACCGTCCACGATCACCAGGTCGTAGGGCGCAAGCGCCTCGATGAATGGCGGAACGGGGTGATACCATTCGTGCGCATCCAGGGCGGCGCCAAAGGTCGTCTCCGCCGGCAATCCCGCTTCCCGCAGATTGGCTAGGTGCTTTTCGCCGTAGGGGCCCGCGTGATCCAGCGATAGGTATCGACTGCCATGCTCCAGGCACCAGGGCAGGATGGCGAAAGAGCTGGCCCCGGGCCCGAGCTCCAGGACCTTCTTGGGCTTGCGCTGTTCGAGCAGCTGCAGGATGGCGTCGATCGCCGGCCGGCTCATGCGCCAGGCGTGATCGTAGCGGTCGATGAACTTCTCCAGCAGGTTCACGGGCGGGCCGGGGGCGCGGACCACCATCCGGATGTCGTGCCCGATGCGGACCGCGGGATGGGCCCAGATCTTGAAGCCCTTCGCCCGGATCCTCCGGCACCAGTCGATGTCCTCCCCCGGGAGGATCACGCGGCCGTCCTCTTCGTAGGGCACTTCTTGGAACCACGGGAAATCGAGGGTTTCGAACACGCCGCGGCGCACCAGCAGGAAGGCGAAGCCGCAGAAATGCCAGTCGCGCATGGGCGCGTTCTGGGGTAGCGCGTTGAGGTTCACGTACTTGCTCAGGGGCCCCTCGACCAGGCCGAAGGCTCCGGCAGCTCCCTCCGCGTTCATCGGGACCATGCCCGTGATGATGTCCTTGTCCGCCTCCAACAGGCGGAAGAAGTCCTGCGGGGTGTACACGCTGTCGCTGTCGATCCACATCATGAAGTCGTACGGACGGCCTCCGAAGGGCTTGGCTTCCTTCCGGGGGCCTGAGACGCCTTCCTCCAGGATGTTGTTGCGACAGTGGGCGACGCTCGAATTGTAGCCTCGAATGACTTCCAGCTTCAGGCCGTGCTCGGGCCGGGAGGCTTCCCGGACCAGTGCATCCCAGCTCATGGCGGCCTGCAGCGTGGGGGCCCCAGGCAGGCAGAAGATGATGTGCTTCATCCGAGCGCTCGGATCAGCCAGGGATCTTCTCAAGGGCCATGTGAGCCGAGCCGACCCCTCCGGAAACCGCCGCGATGGCCCGGATCTTCAGGTCCGTCCGCTCGGCGAAGGTGAACTCGTACTCCGGCCGGTGGTCCCGGTCCGAGCCGGCCGCCAGGGTGAAGAGCATCTGGTAGACCCAGATCCCGCCGTTGGTGCGGGTCAGCAGGTAGTAGGTGACGATCTGCGTCCGGGCCGTCAGGTACAGCTGCTTGAGCTTGTAGCTGCCGGCGCCCACGGGAATGGTGTAGAACCCGCTCATGGTGCGGTTCATGCCGATGGCGATCCATCCGACCAGCTTGGTCAGATCGGAGGGCACGCCGGCGGTCTGGGTGACCACGGAATCGGCGATGTAGATGATGCCGGCATTCTTCCCGCCGGACCCCACCGTGAGGACCTCCGCGCCCAGAAGCCGCAGGTAGGCCTTGGTGCTCACCACGGCCGTCTGGCCGTTGAGCGTGACGTCCTCGGTCTGCAGCTTCCCGTCGGCGTCCAGGCCGATCAGGCGCTGGGTACGGGCCCCGGTCCCGGCCGCTGCGTCCGCCGCGCTGCCGGAAGAAACATCCAGGGTGACGGCAGAGGCGAAGGGCGCCCAGTCCTGCGAGGCGTCCCAGAGATCTTCCTCCGCGTTGGCGATGGCCCCGTTGAAGCCGAGGACCAGGACCTTCCGACCGACCAGCTGATTGAGTAGGTTCATTGGTTTTCCTCCAATCTCGAATCCAGGCTCGACATATGGCTGAAACGTTGGGATCCCGAAAGCTTCCTCGGAAGCGATCCCGACAAAGTCCACGTTGAGAGAAATGGCTGCATTCCCGAATGCCTCTGCCGACAGTATACCCTGAAGGGCCAGGGTCAGTTCAAGAATCGGATTTCCGAATGCCTCTTCGCTCGGGATCCCGACAAACCCCAGGCTCAGGGCAAAAGATGGAGTCCCGAAGGCCTCCGCGCTGGCTACGCCTCCCAGGTCGCTGATGTCGATCGGGGGAAGCGCTGGGGCGATCGTCGGGGTGCCGAACGCCTCTTCGCTGGGGATCCCCGCGTGCTGCACGTCCAGGCTGACAGAAGGAGTGCCGAAGGCCTCCGCGCTGGCGATCCCGCTGGGGCTGACGTCCAGGGAAATCGCCGGGGACCCGAAAGCCTCCCCGCTGGCAATCGCGCCCAGGTTGCTGATGTCATAGGCTGCGGCGCCTGCGGTGGGTTGCCCAAAGAAGATCCGGCGCCCCAAGGGCCACCCCTTATTGCGTGGTCGGGATGCTCAGGAAGAAGTCGCACCACTCCTTCGGGGCGGTCTGGTCGATGCCGACGATGGTGATCACGTCGCCGTTCATCTGCGCTGCGGTCATGTTGAGGAGCACGGCCGTTCCGGCAGCAGGGCTCACCGTGGGCAAGTTGGTCAGGTTGTTGAAGCCTGCGCCATCGATGTCGACCTTGAAGTCGCCAGCGGCCAGCGTCGGGGCCGCCTTGAGCGAGCCGGGGTTGTTGCAGTCCTCCAGCCCGATACGGATCTGAAAGTCCTCGTTCTTTTTCGGAGGATTATAAGGAGCCGCCACTTCACACCCCCTGCAGGACGGTCGGTCGCCTGCGCGTGAACTTCGTCACCAGGTCATTGCTGAAAACCAGCATCGGCGTGCAGGCCGTGGTGTCGGCGCTCTGAGGGAAGTTTTGCGCCCCGGTGGCCATCGGGTCCCCCACGGCGAAAGAGTGGTTGTGGTTGTCCGTCGCGCTGTTGGTCGGTAGGCCGTCCGCCCCGAACTCCAGCACCAGGCGCCAGGGCACGCTCAGAGTGACCAGAGAACCCGCCCGCGTCTCGCAGTAGCCGGTAATCGCCGTAGCCATTTCTCCGATTGCCGACTTGAACCATGCAACGATGTTTCCCAGGTTGGAGCTTCCATCTGCTGGAGTTGCATACAGCTTCCACGCCACAAACAGGTTGTTCGTGGCCACCGCTTCCAAGCACCGGATTCCGAAGGTAATCTGCTGGGCTACCACCGCCTGCGGAGGCAGGATGTCGGACACGTACTGGGAGTGCATCGAAGCCACGTCCACCAGGTGGTCCGCGCCATCGGGCGCGTAGGCTACCGTCGACAGCGAGCTGTTGATCCGGTCCAGGACCATCTTGAGCCGCTGGCTGCCGTTGACGTGTCCATTCCAGTCTGTCGCGCTGGGCGTAGGGGAAACAGCGGAGGCTCCGGTCGAGGGAAGCCAGAAAACGGTGCCCATCCAGCCCCCTACAGCTTGAAGATCTTATTCGCCCCGTTGTCCCACAGCAGGTTGATCGTCTGCCCGGCTCCCGGGGTGAATGGCAGGCCGGTGGCGGTGTCCAGGTAGCAGATCAGCCGCGCGGAGCCGTCGGCGGCGTTGTACTTGTACAGGACCACGGCAATCGACAGCGTCGCCGCGGTGGCCACCAGGCTGGAATCTGCCGCGTCTGCGATGC